TTTGATAAATAAGATAAAATTCTCAAATTGTTAATATAATATATAATTTATAAATTACAGAACGATACTCCGTTTATTTGAGACATGATACTCTTTTTTGGAATTGTTATTACTTTAATGATTTTTATAAAAATAATTTATTATTTACCAAATGATAAATATTATAAATGAATAAATTGAATACAATATTAAAAATATTAATTGTTGTTGTGTTAGCATTATATATATCCATAATTGTCATAAACAAGAGAACAATCGATGAATATGATAATAAGAATGAATTAGAAAACAACACAGATAATTTAAGAGGTGTGTTATGGGCAAATTATACATTTATTATTGTTACGTTTGCAATTGTGTTAACAATAATAATAACCAAAAAAAAATATAAGAAATATAAATGGATCATATTGATCTCTATGTTATATATATTATTGAACACATCATTAAGTATCTATGTTGAAATAATGTTGAAAGATAAAGTGGAAAAAGCAGTATTAAATAATGTGTATATTATCTCATCAACAATGAATATAATATATTTTATGATAATAGTCTATTTAATGACAATAACAAGTAAATTATTAAAACATAAAGAATTCACATATCAAGAAGTAGACGAATATATAAGAAATGGCTATTATACAGGTAATTACCCAGATAATATTTATAACAGTGATGAGTATAATGAAAATGGAGAATACAATGTTGATAATCAAGAAATAACAGCCGATGATATTGAATTTGATGACGAATTAGGAATAGTAATAAAACCAAGAAGAAATATAATATAAATGAAATAACAATATTTTTAATTAAATTTTTTATATTTACAATTTAAAAAAACAAATGAATAAATTGAATTTATCATTAAAATTATTGATTGTGTTGGTATTTGTATTATTTTTCACAATTATTGGATTGAATAAAAAGGCTATTGATTCATTCAACACATCTGATTTAGAATATAATATTGATAATGTCAGAGGTGTGTTATGGGCAAATTACACATTTATAGTTGTATCTGTGGCCATTGGAATAACAGTAATAGTGTCAAAAAGATATTATTTCAAATATAAATGGATAGTTGGATTTAGTATTATGTATATATTATTATTAACAGGTTTGACAGTATATGAAGAAATATCAATAAGAAACTACAGAGAAGTGGATAAATCAGCATTAAATAATGTATATGTGATTACAACGATCATGAATTTTATCTATTTCATATTATTTGTTAAATTGATGAATATAACAGATACAATAAATGCAGAAGTTTTTATATTGTCTGATCAATTCAATAGAAATAATGATATATTAAATGAAAGATATATGCCTCGAGTAAATAGAAATATAAACGCTTCACGTCAAAATAGATATGTTCCTGATTTATTTGATGAAGAAGAATATTTTGATGGTCTACCAGCACAAAATATTAAACAATATAATCAACAAGATATAAGAAAGGTAAATTATAATAATCAATACAATGGAATACAAATGGATTACGATGATTATGGTGATTTTCATACACCAATGGAAGATGCAGCAAATGTTCATAGAGCAAGTTATTAATAGACGTATAAATGTTACATATACGGTAAAAAATGATTATTTATATTTAAATTATAAATATAAACAACTAAATAAGTTAATAAGTAAATTGTAAAATAACATAAAAGAACATTAACAATACAATAAAATGTTGACAAGATCTAAATTAAGTGTTATTGATACACTGTATAAATTAAAATCAAATATACTGCCTATGAATACATATATTAATTTGGTATCTTTGTATTATAAAAGTGAAAGAATGATAAATAACAATTACATAATTAAATTGTGTTTGAATGATGAACAATATAACAAAATAAAAAATAAACGTATCATAATCTATAACAATAATGATTACGAATATGCCGAATTGATAGGAAATGAAAGAGTGGCATATGACCAAACATTGGTGAATAAATATAATAAACATCAGGAATTGTTATTAAAATCAATAGATGATAATTTGTTGGATGATGTAACAATTGATATGTTAATAGATGACAATGATAATGAAATAGCCAATATATTATATAACATGAAAGATATACATAATTAACAAAATGATAAATGAAAAAAAAATAAAAAATAAAAAAAATATTTAGTTATTAAAAATAAACATGGCTAAATCAAAATCCAGATCAACATCTAAACGTTCACCAAAACGATCAAAGGCTTCAAAACGTTCTAAACGCTCTAAACGTTCAAAGGCATCTAAGACATCAAAGGGATCACCATCTAAACATATTGCATATTGTGTTAGATGTGGAAAGAAAGTAAAAATGACTAGTTGTAAATTGACCAAGAGTGTAAAGGGTCAACCAATGATTAAGGGTAAATGTAGTGTTTGTGATACTAAAGTTAATCGTTTTGTATCAAAGGGTACCAAGAGTTGTTAAACACCTTCATAATTAACCAAAGGCTTTTAGAAATCTAAACCAAATATCATTGCAATAACATTCATCATATTTCATATTTGAAGGTATAAATATATCAAATTTATATTGATATTTTAAATATATTGATCCCATTATATATTGATCTTTACCCGCAAATACTTTATATTTTTCAAATAAATTCAACTCATCTATATATAAATCACACCATTCTATGATAGCTTTTTTACTACCTCCAAAAAAACCACCTTGTATTCTAATAATTGGATTATTATTATAATATATTTGAGGTATGCTATTCACATAATTCAAATCGTTCATTGTAAATGTATTGATAAAACTGAGTATTATTTTATCGTTATGTGTTCTGTTAACAAAATTTAATGATTTCACAAATGATTGTACATCATTATTAGATGTATATCTTATACAACCAATATCCACCCAATAATATCCATCTGCTTGTATAATATCGGCGGTGTCTTTTAACCAGAAACTTTTATTGTTCCATATTGTATATAAATATTTATTATGTTTTATTCCTTTTTGTATTTCAGGATCTTTCTTTTCACTTAATTCCATAAGATTATTATAATTTTTCCATATATATGTATCTTCTAATTCTTGTATTATGAAAATAGAATTATTTAAATTTTCAATGTAAATGTCACCTTCTTTTTTTATATTTTTATACATGATAAGAAATAGATTATTCATTGTGTATTGGTTTGTGTATATAACTTTTCTTGATTTTAAACAAAAGAAATTCTTGATCCATTCATTGAAATCAATAGATGGTCTTTTATTCTCAATGATATAATATGCAGTGACTATCACATTGTTATTGGTGTGTACATTTACCAAAAAATAAGTATTATCGTATTTATTCATTTTCTAATTTGATTATTGATTAATTAATTAATTTTTAAATAATATTTATTATTTAAAAATATTAACACGTATTAATACATTATATAATATTACAAATATGGATGATAATGATTATAACGATGACGATATTGCATATGATGAAAGTGTATCACAATATATGCCAGATACATATGCAAATGTTGAAGATGTTTATGATAAAATGCACAAAGAATATGAACAAATGGATAAACAAATACGACAAGAAAGAATATTTAGAGATGATTTAGATCCAGATGATATATTAATGCAGTTAAACATGAATGAATTGATTGACAAAGATAATAGAGATATTGAAGATCTTATTGACAAAGGATTAGAGACAAGATTTTTCCAGAATGATCCCAATTCATTTTTGAATTCACGTGTAGGTATGAATGAAAGAATAGGTCACGATACAACATTGTCAACAATTATGCATGGTACAGATAAATTAACAAAAAGACAAGAAGCAATAAATAGAATGTATATGAATACACAAGAAATATTCAGTTTAAATTTCAAGAAAGCATGTGATAAATATAGTATTAACATTAAAACTGTTGAAACCATCATGCCTTTATTATTTCAATCAAACTATTTTGAATATAAAAATCCTTATGGTATTATATTTGGATTATTAACTATGAAAGGAAGAGATATTGATATAAAAAAACTAAACAATATATATAATAAATATGCAGTGAATGAAAATATCACAAAATTAGATTTAATACGATATGCACGTTTCATAAAATCATTGTTATAGTAAAAAAGTAAAATTAAAATATAAATGCATAATATCCATTTTCATCATATCCCAAAATTTCATAATTGTCATCATTTATAATTATATATATGATATTTTCATCTCCATTGTTTGTTTTTCTTATCATATTGTATTTACCATTATCTTTTTCAATTATGTAAATATCAACATTAAATTTATCTGCAAGAAGATCAATGTCATTTAATGCATCCATGTCAAAATACATTTCAGATATTTTGTACATCAATATTTGTTTTTTTTTATCATTGGAATAATAAAGACGATATTCTGGTGACACAGAATATAATACACATTCAAGAAAAGATTTCAATTTGATTGATATAAGATTATTTCTTATATTTAATGTTGTTTTTGGTTGCAATTTCACAGGTCCTTGTATATCTATTAGTTCCATTTCTGGTACTTCAATCTCATCCACAACAAATTCCGGTACCACAACATCAGGTATAATTGGTTCTGGTATATCTATAATTGTTTGAGGAATATCAGCAACTATTAGTTTTGATATTACAGGTGGAATAGATCGAACAGTGGATATATCAACATTTTTATTAATATTTGTATTGAATTTATCTCTGAACTTATCTTCCAAGTTTTTTAAAGTTATGGGACGAATTATATCTTTAAAAACACTATCAGCAACAGTAAAATGATTTGGTAAAGTTTTATCATGACGAATACGATAAGGATAAAACACATTATTCTCAAAATAACATTCAACAATATTACCATCATTAATTTCTCTGCATAACTTCTCATGTTTATCAGGAGAACAAACCATATAATATTTATTGTTTTGAAAAGGGATAAGCTTTTTTTCATTATTATAAACATAAATACTGTAAACATAGAAAGTGTTATTGGTTTCAACATACTCGACAGAAAAATCAATAGTCATTGTTTCTGGAAATTTGTATTTGTAAGTGTTTTTGTTTATGTAAGGTTTATCCAAGGGTGTGAATATAAAACCATCATTTATTTCCATATCAATATTTCCATTTCTATCTTTTGACAAAGAATAAAGACACATCATTAGATTATTGTAATGATTATCTTTTGGATTATTTGGATCAATACCATTAATACCGTAAAATGTTTTGTATTGTATACTTATATTTTTATTAGTATAATATAAACATTCATCCAACAAAGCATAATAGGGATAGAATGTATCCAATCTCTTTTTATGATATTCATTCGTAACATTATTTGAACCAACAATTAACACATCAAATATATAGAAAATATATTTATTCAAATTTAAATCGTGGAACAGTTCACCTTGTATTAATAACTTATCTTTCAATTTGTTAGTTTTATCATAACCCAAATATTCTATTGTGGAATGATTTATCAAATATATAGCTCCATTTGTGCTATCATAATATAAAAAATAATTGATACCGTTCAATTTATTTGTAATAGAATGGTTAAAAGTGTCTATATTTTCTAAATTAAAATTCACTGGTTTGTTCTCAAATACATAATTTTTTGTATATGATTTGTTGAAGAGATTAACATATTTACTTCTTATGTCAAATTCTGTATTTTCATCCATGAATGAAAACCGATCCAGTTTCAATAATTTCAATATATATTTTAATGGGATCACAGAGTTTTTTTCATCAATGTTTTTTATATTTTTAAATTCTATTTCTACTTCAAATGATTGTGTTATCTTGTTTCTTTCATTTGTTTGAACATAAGTCAAATCAATATAAAATTGATCAAAGATATAAGTAGTTCTGTATTTATTCCTTGATAGTTTTACTCTTTGATCTCTAATTGAAGAAAATTGAATATAATTTTCACGAGACACATTGAACTTGATGGGTATATTATTTAATGATAATTTCAAACTGCGAAGTTCACGTTTTTGTTGATATACTTCTTTATATTCATTTGTGTTTGGTTTACCAAACCGTTCAATGCGAATATCATTATTGAGCAAATCAGAAACACTTGTGCTTTCTTTTTTGTTGTTAAATAATTTATCATAATCCATATATCCTTTGATTTGTTCAAATTGATATTGTGTTAAATTTTGAAAACGTATTTCAAATTCAGTACCTGCTCCTTGTTGTTTGACATACATTAATAATTCTTTGTAATTCAACATATTGTCATCATTAAGTAACAAATCAACATTTTTCATGATATCCTCCAAAGTTTTTCGTGTGGTAGTTGCCATTTTTATAATAATTAATATATTATAAAAAATATTTATAAAATTACACAAATATCAATTTTTTATGCTTCAAAGAGATATATACCTATAAATTAATATATATTATTTTGTACATATGTTTGTCTCATAATCATATTGTTTTTTAATTGTTGCATTTCATCTGATAAAGCTTCAGCATTTGCACCTGGCATTCCTTTCAGAACATTTGGATTTATATTATTTTGCAAACCATCTGCAATATTTCGCACATATTGATTTCCAATCATTGTATCAACATAATTAGTGGTTGGTAAAGTACTTGCTTTTATTTTTTGATATTCGAAATCACCCTCAACTTGCTGAATAGCATCTGCATTCAAATAATATGAATATTCAGGACGAAGAGAATTTTCAACCAACATTCTATTGAGTGGTGAACTACAACCAGGAGAATAAACATTGATACTGTTTCTGGCTACATCAATCACACCATTGTCACTGACATTATAACGAACAGGACAATTATTACGATCACCAAAAGTATTTTCACTTTGTAATATAGGTGCGTTACCAGTAGTTACTTTAAAACTGCGAATTGTGTTGTAAATAGAAATATCACCCATTGTTTATATATTTATTTATAATATATGATTAATAAAATTTTTTAAATTTTTTTTTTATTTATTTATTTTGATTTTTTTTTTTTATCTTTTAATTATTTGTTTTTGATGATCATTGAATTATTATTTAGTTATATAAGAAATATTATATAATATAATTATTTTATACACGCCTTTCAAGCTTTGATTTTACCTTCTCTGATCATTCTTTCTCTGATTTCTTGAAATTTCTTCTTTCTTTTTTCTCTCTCAATTCTTTCTATTTCTTCCTCTCTTCTAGTTTGTTCTTCTTCTGTTTGCTTTTTTCTTTCTTCTTCTGCTCTTTTTTCTCTTTCCTTTCTTTCCAATTCATCTTGTATGCGTTTTTGTTCTCTTTCTTTCATCTCATTCTCATATTGTATTTTCTCCATTTCTTCATATTTTCTCCAATATTCTTCTAAACGTTCTTCTCTTTTCTTTCTTGCTATTTCTTTTTGTTCTTTTGTCATAACTATAGTATTTCTTTTTATTCTCTCTTCTTCTTCTTCTGATATTTCATCACCCTTCATAAATTTATCATATTCTTTTGCTTCTTGTCCTCCAAAGTATGTTTCATCAACGTATTTTCTTTGCAACATTTCTGTCATTTTTTTCCTTGCTTCTTCTCTTTCTATTTCTTCTCTTGTATATATTACTTGTTCTCCTCTTTCTTTCATTGCTCTAATTTCAAGAGCTCTTTTCCATCTTCTTTCTTTTTCTTCAAGTTCCTTTTGTATTTCTTCTACTGTTGGTTGTCCTTGTTTCTTTATCATTTCTGTTGCTTCTTCCAATTTTTTCATATCTATCAAAGTTCTCTGACGACGTTCTTCTCTTTCTTTCCACATCTTTGCCACATTCTCTTTGTCTTTTCTCTCTTCCAATGTCAAATATTTATACCAATTATTATATCTTTCCTCATCAGTGGGTATCTTGTGTACTTGAACAATGTCTTCATTATTATCATTTGAAGTTTTATTTGTATTTATTTTTGATCTATTCATTTCTGTTTCACTGTCACTAGAATCGGATACACTTTCAATTATTATATTATTTGGTTTATTTAATACTGTTTTTTTTTTATAAGAATTACTGTTAACACTGGTAACATTCATTGTGTTATTCACACCAAACATATTTCTCATGAAATTAGTGACATTGTTATTTATTTCATTATCACTTTCGTCACTATCGCTATCATCGCTATCATTATTATCGCTGTTATTATTATCGCTGTTATCACTGTCACTGTTTTCATTGTGCACAGATACATTTCTCTTTGTTATAATATCATCAATATCCAAACTATCCTCAATATTAGTAGAAGATTTATTAAGATTTATTTTATTTTCTGTTTTATTCTCAACAGTTTTAATTAAATGATCTATTTGTGATATTGTATTTATATTATTATTTTCAATTCCTTTTTTTTCTTTTTCTTTTTCTTCTTTTTCTTCTTTTTTTTCTTCTTTTTCTTTTTCTTCTTCTTTTTCTTTTTCTTTTTCTTCTTCTTTTTCAAAAGATTGCACATTTTTGGAATGAGCATAACAAAAATCACTATTTCTTTTGCATTTTCTACTGCATTGTTCACCTTTTTTCTTACCTTTATTTAATATGGCACTGCATAGTTTTAGTTCAATATTCTTACTTTTTGAATTTATAGAAATATTATCATCTTTAATGGTATTAATTTTCTTCTCTTTATTTTGTTTCAATACAACAGATGAAGTTTTTAATCTCAATATATTATCATTGCATTTTGAATTCCATAATTCTTTGAGATAATCAATTGATTTAATTTCATCATTATTTATTTTATTCAACAAATCTTTGGAGAACTCTTCAAATTGAGTTGTTAACATTACCAATAACAATTCACTAATTTTATCAGCAAATGTGGAGATTAATTGTTCAGACATTTTATAAATGTTTATATCATATATTTTAATCGATATTCAAATAATTTATAAAAAAAATCATTTTTTTATAAATATTCATGATTTTAAATTATTTTACAATTATACATTTTAACTATTTTACAATATTTTATAAACATGCACAAGGAATACATGTAATAGTAGAATTATTTACACATACATCATCTTTATTATATATTCTTTTACATTTATTGCATTTATAATCGCATTTATGAACACATTTATACACATAATCTATTCTTTTATCTTGTACATTAAAATGAGAACATAAAAGTAAATTAAGAAAACCGACTTTACTATAACAAAACCAACAAGTATCTAATGTACACTCATCACATACTTTAAATTTAACAGTATCACATAAATTGAAACAATGAATACACTTATTCTCATGTAATAATTGTTTGAATAATTTTTTATATTTTTGTAATATGTAATGATCAATATCTTTTTTTATATTTTTATTTGAAAAATAAAGATTATATAATTCTTTCAAATTTATATATTGAAATATCAATGAATTTATATCAGTTGGATTTAAAGTCAACATAGTTGTTTATTATATATTGAGAAAATCATACAATATATTCAATTTTTCTACTGGATATTGTATCTATTTTTAATAGCTTTATATTCATTCATGTTCAATAAATGTTTTGCTATTCTTTGTTCATTATCTTGTTTTGTTGGGCCATGAAATTGTGGAGTTTGTAAAATTAATCTATTTCCAGATAGTTCAATCATGACAGCTTTCGAATAATATTTTTCGTTTTTATTTTCTTTATCTTTATTCTCAATATGTTGATATTCAAATTTGATGGTATTCTTTGGAAATTTTGTAATATCTTCATTAACAAGACTTTTGGCTTCATATAAATTTTCACGTTCAAGTGATATTTCTTCCATGTTAAATAATTTTTCAATTATTGGATATGCAACTGTAAAACCTGTATGTAATCCAAATATAAGATCGCAGTGATATACCAAACAACCAATAAATGCTTCAAATACATCTTCTAATATTTTTGCAGGTGATGAATATTCAATACTGTTCATAGATATATAAGGTAAAAATCCCAAGACATTTGAAAATTTTGAGAATGTACGAGTACTTGCTCCTATTTGTTTCAATCTACTCATAATAGCAACAGGCATCATTGTACCTTTTGCAGTTACGACATTTTCTGCTTTTGGATAAAAGCGTCTTTGAAAATACCAAACAATACAATTATTGGCAGTTGAATCACCCAAGAATTCATAAAATTCATAATTATAATTTGCATTCACAGATGGTGCAGTGAATGCTTTTTTGAATTCCACCATATTTGCATCACTTAATATCTTTTCAATATTCTTTCTGCTTAATTCAGCATATTGTTTGATAATATTGAAAAGAAATCCTCTCAGTTCTTTATGATTTCCTTCAACAATAGTTGCTTCTTGTAGTTGTTGTCTATACATTTTAATAATATAATATCCAATATTTTTATTATAATAATAGAAATATTATATTTTATAAAAATCATTTTTTAAGTTATTGATACGAACAACAATAAAAAAATTGATTATTTAAAAGATAACTTTATTTAATTATAAAACATTGAATTTATATCTTTCATTGTCATAGATAAAATGTCCACTATTACAGTTGAACAATATTCAGAGAAAGCAATTGTTGTTAGAGGAAACACTGTTCCATACAAAGATAAATTATTATCTATTGGTGGTAAATGGAACAAAATGTTGAAAGGAGGGGAAGGTTGGATTTTTCCTTTGACTAAAAAACATGTTGTTGAGAAAATGTTATCTGAACCACCCAGTGTACATGATAATAATGACAATTGTAATGATAATGATAATGATAATACAAAAAAGAAAGATTATACTACACGGACTGTTCGTGCCAATTATAATATGAGTTCTTCTGAAGTTGTTCTTACTAAAAAAGAATATTTGCATTTGATATCAAGAATTGAACGATTAGAACAATTGGTTGGAGGTAATGCTATTAATACAAACAATGATGTATCTATCAAGAAGAAGAATATACCACCTCCTCTTTCTGCTATTAATGATAGTGATATTTGTGATCCAGAATATATGGATGAACAAGAAGAAAGAGAACCAGTACAAAGATTGATGAAAAAAAAGAAAAATACATAAAATATTATTTACATATAAATACTTTCTTTATTATTGGCTTTTTTTATTGATAAACAAGATGATGGACCATTGGATGTTCTCACACTGTATGTTTTAGGTCTCTGTGAATTATCAATATATGAACCATATCTAGCTCTGTTTGCTAATTGTAAATGTGGTTGAATATCCATAACGGGTTCGTCATTGTATTGTGATTGTGGTTGTGATTGTGTATTTTCAGTTACCATTTGTGTAATATTTAAATTCATTTTCTTCCAATTGTTGTAAGATACATCATTTTGTGGTTGATGTGAATTAAGGGTACGTGATTGCATATTTGGTGCATGTGTAGGTGTTTGTGTTTGTATTTGTCTTTGTGGTTGCAACATTGACATTTGTGGTTGTATTGGTTTCAATAATGATTGTTGTGGTTGTTGTTGTTGAATAGGTCTATATGGTAGTTGTTTATATACAGTATTTCTTGGTCTGTTTATATTCTGTGTATTTGGTTGTGTTTGTGCAACTGTTGGATGCAATTGTGAAAAATCACTTAAATTAGAAGAGTATGTGAGTTGTTGAGGGGAAACGAAACCTTGTTGAGGGGAAACGAAACCTTGTTGAGGAGAAACGAAACCTTGTTGAGGGGAAACGACACCTTGTTGAGGAGAAACGAAACCTTGTTGAGGGGAAACGACACCTTGTTGAGGAGAAACGAAACCTTGTTGAGGGGAAACGACACCTTGTTGAGGAGTTGAAGTGTTTGGTAATAATACTATTTGTCCATCATCATCAATCATGTAAGTTTCATTGTCAGAATTCATGGTTTATGTATAAAGTATTTTTAATTAAAATGAATATATTTTTAAATACTTAAATTGATATAAAAGTTTTTTTTTAATTTTATAATTTATTTGTGAATTATAAAATTCAATAAAGGAGTGAAAATGACAAGTGATAATTATAAATTAATGTTGAGAGATGATGATATGTTGTATGATTTAATAGAACATGAAATAAATAAAAAATATACTTTCAAAAAATTGTGCAAAGATATAGAACATGATATCAAAGAGCTTAATGAAAACGGTGATATGGAAAATGATTTTCAGCATAATCAGTGTTTCTATATGTGTAACGATAATATACGATCCATTAAAACATGTAAAAATAATTCAATTGATAATATCACTGTAAAATCTCGTCAAATAAAGAAATTAAAAATATTGAAAAAAATATTTGTTAGTGACGAAGATATGAGTGTTGTTACATTAGCAACAACTAAAATAAATGACATTGAGAATAAAGTGATCATGAAGGATTTTCACGATGAATACGAAATGATGTATGAATTATTTATTGCAAGTGTAATGAAAAATGATCCTGTACTTGAAAATCATATGTGTGGATATTATGGAAAGAAATCAGATACATTCAAATTATTATTGGAATATATACCTGGTAGAACATTGAATGATATGACAAATTTAACAATGAAAGATTTCTCTGATATAATGTCGCAATTATTTCTTATATTAAACTATGCACATACTAAATACGGTTTCTTACATGGTGATTTACACACTGAAAATTTCTTTATCTTATATAATGATGATATGAATAATTTGTTTGATATAGAACTGCCACTATCAAATGGTAAATTTATTAAATATAAATCACATTACAAATTAGTATTTCTTGATTTTGGATTGGCTCATATGAAATACAAATTTAATAAAGATAATAAAATATATAATGTCAGAATGGTACCATTAGATGAGGATATATTGGGGTTTGATTATTCAATTCCTTTAGTAGATATTACAAAATTATTGGTACATATAATGGTTGAAATAATATATGAAAATAAACACAAAAAGATAAGTGAAGTTGGAATACACATAACCAATTTAATACAATATTTATTTAGTATGATTGGAAAACCAAATAAAAATATAAATACAACATTTTATAGAAAAACAATAGATAATTATGCATATATATATGATTTAATAAATGCCAATTTGGATATTAGTTTTGAAGAATTGTATATTAAATTTGTTCGTGGTACACGCATGGATATACATGATATTCAAGATTATTTTTCAAAAGAAGAATATGAAAAATTAGAAGGTAAATCATTAAAAGATGAATTGGAAGATACAGAAATAGCACTAAAAATAATATATAAAATAACAAATGAGAATATTAAACTGAATGAGAAAATCGATAATATTGTTGAATTTGTTAATGATCTGAAACAATTGGATCACAAAAAAGGAACAAAAAATAAATTCTCTGATGATCAAATGAAATATATATATCTTAATTTATTTCAATATACATGCAAATATGAATTAAATAAAAATGTATTTGGTGATGAAAATGATATGATATCTACAGTGAATAAAATATACAATAAATTTAGAGATAATGATATTATTCATAATGATATATCAGATAACGATAAGTATAAAGTAATAGATAAATTGATTGAATTTAAATTAAATAAATATTTGGATTTTTATCTTGACAATACAGATATACACAACATATTGAATAAATATGAAGGATTAAACAACTTGTCAAATGAACAAATAGATCACATTGAATATGAAAATATGAATAAATATTTGAAAAAGATATTGATAAAAAATTATAATAAATTGCCACATAAAATATTTCAGAAAAATTTTATTGATACTGAAATAAATGTAAAAAAATTCAATACTATTGAACAACTTAAATACATTTCAAATATTGTATTGCAATTGAAAAAACAAATGGTAAAATTGGATATTGTTACAATGAAATCAAATATTAAAAAAGGAATAAAACCTGAACAATTATCACATAAATCACAAGTTCATCATCTTCAAATATTCTTTTACAATCTTTATAAATATTGTGAAAAATATTCACAAGATATAGTAGAGAGATCTAAAGAAGAATATATTGATTGGATATCATATAATAGAATAATTTTATATGATTATTTTATAAGACATATAAGTTTAACGAATATATCACATAAATTTTGTAAAGTATATTTATTATTTCTTGATCTTGAAGATGAAATATGGGAAAAATTCTATAAGAAAGATGGTTTTTCTGATATGGCAAATACAATTACATTTTCAGAAAATATGTTACAATTGCTTGTAAATAAAAATATTTACAAATTGGTTAATAAATTGACTACTAATGATCCTATCAATAAACCTATAGTTGATGATATTAAAGATAATATTAAATCCTTACAATTAACAAATGAAAATATAAGTGATATTATCAAACCTTTTCATAAATTATATAAAGATTTTTAATTGTTTTGTATAATTTTATACAATAAATTAAAATTTATATTGTGATTTGAATAATTGATTAGATTTTGTTATGTTACTCATAGTTTGTAATGAATTATCTATATCTTTTGTTTGTATATATGGTAATTGTGTTGTATCGGATCTATTCATTTGAAATTTTACATTTTGAGAAAGAGCACCTTTATATTGTGGAAATTCAGTTAATCGCATTCCAACAATAGAATTTGTTTTAGTTAATAATTGATTAGAATCAGGTGATGAATATTCACTCATTTTTATTTAATAGATGATACAAAAACTATTTTTATTTTTTTGTTTGATATTGACTTAAATACATATTTGGATATTGCAAAGAAGAACTTTGAAATTTGTACGGTTTCTCTACTTCCAAATCTGGACCTAATACTTTAACAACATCCCAATTCCCTCTTATTGATGTTTGAAAATTCACTGGGTAATCTGCAACAGTACCAATTAGTTTATTGGCTTTGCTTAATGTTAAATTCTTATTTACTTTATTATCTAAAACTTTTACATAATCATCACTCATTCTTGTTTGATTGTTTGATTATATTCTTTGTATTATATTATTATATGATAAATATAATAATATATAAAAATTATAAAAAAGTACATATATATAATATTTATAATTTCATAATATAGGCCAAAGCATAATAAGGTGGCATGTTATTATGTGGTTTACCTCCACCTGTTTTGAATGTGACTTGATAAAAACCATTTGTGCCACCATATCCATCTCTTGGACCATTATTTCCTCCTGTGCCACCACCAGCACTAAAACCATGATCATGTGAAGGTATTTCTTCAACAGTAAGTGTATGTGTTTCAGAACCACCAGTTGCATTCATTTCATTTTTACTATATCCAGTATTATTATTTGTTGCAGTATTAGCACCCAAAATAAATCTACCTCTTAGATCTGGTACACCAGTTGTTTTGTCATCACATAATGCCCATCCATCAGGTATTTTAGTAATTTCGCCACTCCAAGCAACAATAATACCTCTTGGAAATTCAAATGTGTTTAAATTCCCATCATCATCAACTGATACTATTTTACCATATCCTGGATTTGCTGTTTTGAATTTATTTGGTTTTATATTTTTATCATATTCATTTCTATTTTTCATTTTAAAAATAGTGACTTTTCCTTTTGTATCTAACAAACTTAATATACTTACAACAAGTATCACACAAGTAACAATAAATATGAAATATTTTACATTATCTTTCGTTTTCGAATAACTTTTCAACATATTCTGCTTTTTTATTTATAAATAATAAAATATTTTATTATTTATAAAATTACAAATATACCAAAATGGATAAAACTTTAAACAAATTATCATACGATACAGGTTCTTGTAAAGAGAATTTTAGTCTTAGTATTGGTGTTGGTCTTGATTTCTTGGATCCAACAAAAGCATTAAAAGATATATTCATATCATTCTTATTTTATTTGATAAAAATATGTATATTTGGTTATGTTATTTATTTTCTATATAAACAAAGTGGTCTATACTATGAAAAATCCGTAAGATATTATTTAATATTTTTGATTGTTGGAAGTATAGGATTATATGCATTTACTTTCTTATATTTTATGTATAGGTGTTATAATAACGGTGTTAATTTTTCTGATATGGATTATAAAGCATATGCACTTGGTTCTTTATTAGCTCCTAGTTTTATTTTATCTTATGCTATATTTATTTTTGTTGCAAATATTATAAAAGTAACACCGTTAGTTGGTTTTATTTTATATGCTTTTATTTCATTTTCTTTTTTAATTATATTATCAGCTGGTCAAGTATACCATTATGCATTTGAATTTGCTTATTATTTCATAAAATGTAGCAAACAATAATCAATCAACCAGTTCAATATTGTTATTATTATAAAGTGGTGTTTGATTATAAAATGTATTATAAATATTATATAATCTCATTTTATTAGTATAGTTTATTTTATTATCATTTGTAACTAATTCATGCAATATATCCTTGAAAGATAAATTGTCTGAATTGTCAATTGTTTCATTTAATAAATGTTTTTTATTTAATATATCTGCTAATTTATTCTTGAATACCACTTTTGTTTCGTTTTTTTGGAGTTTTAAAAACAATGGATTTTTCTTAAACATTTTAAATTGTTCAAAATTACCAGTGATTGTTATTTTATAATGTGTATTTGGTGTATCCAATATGTTTAGTATTTTATTTATAGTCTGTTCATTTTGTTTATCAATACTTGGATCTATGTTTTCAATATCATAATATAATATTTGTTTTTTTGGCAAATCTAAATCTATTTCTTCAATATTTATAGAAGTATCTATTTTAACAAGACTAATAGTTTTATCATGACTTTCACCAAATGCATGCTGCATACTCGATCCTGTATAATATAAATTATTTTTTACTTTTTGTTTATCGTGTATATGACCTGATATCAAATATGGATAAGTATCTTCCCATTTTTCTATATTTTCTGCAACTATTGCTCCCATTTTAGCACCATCTAATAATTGATGTGCCAATATACATTCTGCTTTTGTCCAATCAGATGATGTTGATTTAAGAGTATTTAATGCTTCTATAAATCTGCCATCTGGAACATACGGACACATTATAACATTTAAATTATTATGATTACAAACCATCACGTTATCAACAATATGTACATTTTTTCTTATTTTAAAACAATTCATCCAGTGGTTTGTACTTAGAAATTGTGAATTATTTATATAATCATGATTTCCAACCAATACATACAATGGTTTCATTATACTCAATTGTTCTATCATCATATTTGCAATATTAAATGGTATAGTATGTAATCTTTCATGTGTGTGTAATATATCTCCCATTAATACTATGATATCTATTATTTCTTCATTCTTTTTTATATAATCATACAATTTATCTGTAAATATTTTTATATCTATTGTGTTATTTGTTTGTATATGAATGTCACCTATACATAAGATATTTAATGTCATTTCCACCTTTCAGTGCTTTTAAAATCATATAGATAATTAAAGTATTAATCTTTAAATACTTTAATTAATAAGATATATAAGAATATCAGAAAAGACAAATTATAAAAATTTACAGATTTACAGATTTACAGATTTACAGATTTACAGATTTACAGATTTACAGATTTACAGATTTACAGATTTACAGATGATTTTTAACAATAGAATATAACATTTTTGTTGGAAGAGTTTCAAGTGTATTAAGTACACGATTTAAACTAATTTTATTATTATTTCTATCTTCATTGTGCCACTGGTGACACATTTGCATAACCAAATGCTCACATTTAGGTACATATATATATTTTTTATGTATATATCTATTCATGTATGCTTGAAATATAAATTTACTTACATCTAGAATTGTAAATTCAACATTCATAAAGTAATCTTCTTGATTTTTAAATAAATCTAAAAACATCAATGATTGTTCTTTATTCTTGCGTATCTCCAAATATCTATATAATATATCTGGTTGATTACCTCTAAGTTCTTGTGCTTTTTTATAATTCTTATTGTATAATTTTAATTGTGTCTGATTAGGAAAATATAATATGAAACCGGGATGAACAGTATGATCTATATTTCTAACTAATTCTATTAAACTAAATACATTCTCACATTTATATTCTGGTAAACAAGGCAAACCACTTGTGTTACCTTCAACTAATAAATGTGTAGTGTTATCAAATTCTCCAATATGAAAACATAAAGGATGTTCAGGATATTTAGTACATACCATAGTGGTATCACTATCATGTAAGAGAAGGAACACATATGTTTTTTTTGTATCTAATTGGAAACAGAAATTATCAAACATTGTCCATAACTCTTCTTGGTTGTTTAATGTATTGTTTATTTTATTTTTTATATCATCACCATAACTACACTTGGAAGTTAAATAACAGAGCGATTCAATGAACATTTGTCCAAATGTTTTACAATCTGAATTACCCCATTTACTGTCAAATGCGTTTAGTTTTTTATGTGTTGATAGATACCATTTATGTTTCCAATAAAACATTCTTATAACAGTGCCTTCGTGCATTGGATATATCTTGATTTGATTAAATGAATGTACCCGTTTCAATATTTCACTGTTATCTGTATCAACAGTCAATTCGTCAATATAACCAAATGATTTTGATACAATTTTATTGTCACTCTTGACAACACCTCTGCATTCTTTTAAATATTGTGGACTTTCATTATCACATGTTTTATAATGCAGCAATTGTAAACTATTCATATAATCTTCATCTACAATAAATATATTTTCATATACTTCTTTTTTTAATACTTCAACATCATTTGTTAATTGAACAGGTTGAGATGATTGATCCATTTTATAAAGTAAAAAATTTAAAGTAAAATTAAAGCTAAAATTATTTGTTATATATTGTATTACTTTAAATATCTTTTAATATTAGAGTTATTTCAAATATATACATATTTGAAATAAATAATTATACATTCACTAAACACATATTATATACATTTTATATATTATATTTTATAATTCATTATCTTCATCTTCATCATCTTCCTCTTCTTCTTCATCATCTGATACTTGTTGTTTTGATTGAGGTTGTGTCTTTTGTACATTTTCTTCATGAGATACTTGAGATTTTGAAGATTTTACAGGTGTTGGATGCAATAAACGTTGTTGACCTAATTGTACATTTGCAATATCAGCTTCATAAATCTTACATTGAATGGTAATTGCAGTACCACCAATGAATATATTATCGATCTTTACAGCTGGTGTTACAAAACAGTACTTTTTATTGCTCTTATCAGAAAGAAATTCAAGAGGACTTACTTCAACTGGATTTCCTTCTTCATCTACTTCATCTTCAAGATAAAATATAGTAGCAATTTGATGTGGTTTAATATTACCGCTCTTGTCTTTAGTTTCCTTGTATTCGATTAACTTTGGAGTAAAAATTGGACCAACACCTGGAACTCTATTACCATCATCATCTTCCTTCCAATATAAGAGTTTATCCAATTTCTTCAAATCAGACATTTCCATTTTAGGTTTCTTCAATTCTTTCTTTACTGATAAGATTTTCTCTTTGCATTTTTTGATCAAATTTTCAAGTAATTCAGTTGCCTTAAATTCATTTTCAGATACACCTTCTTTACTCCACATACATAAAGATACAGAATGATTTGCAACACTTTTTTCATCTTGGCTCTTATTGGCTGAAACACCAAAACTAAACATTTTGTGAAATTTCAAAATAAGATCACCAACTGATCCAGTTAATTTGCCATTATCATCTTGGTTCTTAGTGTAAATATTAATTCTATGAAAATTAATAGGAGTAGGACCAGGAATACTGTAAGCATCTGGTTCACCGAAAAAGACATTATCAACATTGTAAGTTTCAACATTGTGTAATTGATTTTGTTTAGAAATTTTCTTTGATATTTGTGTGCTCATTTTCAGTTAATTTGTAGGTTAGATTTAAGTTTAAACGTTAGTTTTTGTTTTATTATATAAAAGATGTCTTTAAGTAGATATTGGTTTGTTGTTGATTAAACTTATAAATGGATAAAAATAAAATCAATTTTTCTAGATTAAAATAAATGAATAATGAATAATTTAAAATTAAAATTAAAATTAAATTTATAATTATTATCATTTAATAATAAAAAAATTTTTTTTCTAATGTATAAATAAATATAAATAGAATGTCTTATTCATCTGCTGCAAGAGATAGTACTTCCAACGTAGATACTTCATCAAATTTTGATTATGCTCCTCTTGGACTTGCATACAGAACTACTAAAGAACAAGTTGTATATGCTAGTGGTATGACACCTACTGTTATGTCCACTCTTGCTTTACGTTTTCCTCAAGGTCTTGAACAAAATACTTGGGATATTACTAAGCCTCGTCGTAATGTTGATAACACTTATCCTGCTACCATTGATATGATGGCTCCAGTCAATCTTACTGGTTCACCTAATCCTGTTGCTTATCCTACTTTAGCAACCGCTTATAAAATGTAAACATTGATATACTTTATTGTATATTGATCATTATTATCGTTTATTTATTTTTCAACTTTGATAATTTTTATTTAAAATAAATTTATTTTAAATAAGATAAAATGCAATTTAATAATTATTCAAGTTCCAATTACAATCAATATCAATACAATCCATCTTTATATAACACTTCTAATGCAAATTATAATAATTACAATAAAATAAACCATAATTATATTATGAAACAGGATATTTACGATAGTATAGTAAAATATTATGGTGATATTGTTATGACTAAATTAAATTCAAAATCTACTTCTGATGGTTCTACTTATGGTTTATATTATTGTAGAGTTGGTTGTATGTTGTGTATTGATAACAGATATATTCTTGTTATTGTTAGAGAAAATACAAATAATGGTGTGGAAATACCTGTAGGTACTCAAATATATCTCTCTAATTTACAATGGATATCTTTCCAAACACGTTCTATAGATGATTTTGAAACTGTCAATCCTCATGATATTAAAATGAAACAGCAAAATGTTACCAATAATAGAAATACTATCATTGATATGGAAATGAAATTATCAGAAGAATTAAATGATAGAATAAGATATGACTGTTCTGAACATTATCCTGTTACTGTTGATATTATGAAAAAGAAAGCAAAAGAAAAAAATATATATGATATGATGGATGGCTATGAAAAAGAATATTATACTCCTACTTGTTCTTTACAAACATTACTTGAATCGTATCAATGTGTTTTAACATTAAATGTATGATTATTATTTTATTTCTTTTCCAAATTCTTCCAATAATTTTTTATATTCCAAATAATCAATATCTTGTGTATCGATTATTTCACAATTTTCAATATTTTCTTGATGATTTTCAATGTGATTATCAGTTAACATATTATTTATTGTCTCAGTTGTGTCTTGTGAATTTTTAGTTTTTACATATGTTTTTTTAGCAACATGATCAACAAATGGATTACCAAAATTTAGTTTCTTAATCATATCTGCAAATCTTGTATACGGATCAGTTCCTGTACATCCATTCTCTTCATATTCTGTTACTAATTTATCCAATAATTTACCTCTGATATCTTTTATATCTGTACCTTTTTTTAATTGATCTCGTAGTTTCTCAAGTTCAGGATCATATATCATTTTACCACTATTCTCATCTTTATAAGTGAAATTCTTTCTGTTTATATCTGTACAAAGAACCTTATCTTTTCCATTTTTATCTTTTAATATATTTTCAACAATATGATCATGAAATTCATAATCATCATACATAACAGAAACACTATTTATATATTTTCTAGCTTGTTCTTTTACTTCATTTAATCTTAATGGTTCAGAAGATATATAATTTAAATAATTATTATTGTTATTTGAATAATTGTTGACAGTAGATTTAGTTGCAGCTTTTTCAACTATTTTTCTATATTCTTCAGATTTTTCTTGCAATAATTTAATTTGTTTGTCTTTGTCCTCTAATTGTACTTTTAGTTCTATATTTATTTCATTTAATTTAGTAATTTCATTTTTATATTCTATAATTTGATTAGTATATATACTATTTTTTAATATTACTAATTGGTTCATTTCTTGACATTTTTTTGTTTTTTGATGTTTTATCAGATCTTTTCTATATGTTATTTTGGTATTGCATAAATTACATACTACTTGTTCCATTTTGTTTATTATTAATCTTCTTTTAACCTATTATAGCCAAAACTCGATTTTATGAGAGAAATATCGAATTTTTTCGAGAAATCTCGACTTGTATAACACTTATAATAACCTGTTACAAGGTTAATATATTATTATTAAAATTAACAATAAATTATAAACTGAAATCAAAGTATATTTTATAATATTTATTTCTTATAAAAAAACCAAAAATATTTGTGTGAGAGTTGCCAAAAAAATATCCCCAATAATATTTTTATATTCTATAATTTATAAAAATAATTTGTTATATTTTATATTTTGTTTTATATTCTATAATTTATAAAAGTAATTTGTTATATTTTTATATTTTATAACCTATATACAAGGTTATGTCGAGAAATATCGACTAACAATCGACATTTCGCTAAAAAAGTAGAGAAATCTCGACTTGTATAACACTTATAATAACCTGTTACAAGGTTAATATATTATTATTAAAATTAACAATAAATTATAAACTGAAATCAAAGTATATTTTATAATATTTATTTCTTATAAAAAAACCAAAAATATTTGTGTGAGAGTTGCCAAAAAAATATATACCTTATAATATTTTTTGGATGTATACATTTTATATAAAAATTATTTTTATTAATTTATATTTTTTGTAAATTATGATTATTATTAATATATATAAAATACTAAAATAATGGTTCTATAAAGTGTAAATATTTCTATAATATATATTATTAACAATCAATAACTTTTTTACATTCTTGGATAATTTTTATAAGATCTTCTGCGTCTTCTTCTGATACAAACCACTCTTTATTTGGTTCGATTCTCTTATCTTCCAATCTAGAGTGTACCATTGTTTCCAATATATCCATTATTTTTTTATTTTTACAACTTGTATTATATATAACTTCATGTTTGTCACTTGTATTTAATGTTGATAATCTCTTTTGTAGATCTTGTGCTTTTCCTATTTTATAATGCCCTTGTGCCTCTTTATATTCTGTTGTAACAATATATACAACATTTTTATTTTCTTCAAATGTTTGTCTGGGTTGTTTTTGCAATACTTTACTTTCTAATAATTTAATTCTGTTTTTGAGTAATTTATTCTCTTTATTCATAGTATCTAATTCTTGTGTTGTTTTATTATTTAAGATATCCACTTTTCCAGTTAACATTATTTCGTATACCCATTTGCTAACTAAAACGTCAAATTCAGGAGAGATCCACTGAGCAATATTGATTGATACTTGTGGATGTGCCCAGGTGTGTCTTTCACCATTACCACCTTGTTCTTGCTTTAATAATTCGAAGGTGCTAATCTTCACCGTCGAACTTAAAACATCAAGAAATCTTTTTGTTTTATCCAATCTATTCCAAGATTTAAATTCTTTTCCTCCAGCTTTACAAAGATTAGTAATATTAATATATCCATCTTCTTGTCTGTATTCAAGTTGATAATTATCTTTTAATTTAAGAGATTGAATATTATTTATCACAATATCTTCAGGTACATCTTTGTATTTAGTCTTATTTAGTTGTTTATTATTAAGATTTATATCAATTTGAAACATGTGTTTCTCTTTGTCCACTTTTTTGGTATTATATTGTAGAGATAAATTCTCAGCCATATTTTTATAATCATTATATCTATCATTTAACAACTGTATTGTTTTATCTTTTTCATTGATATCTTTTATTATATCTTCATATTTTATATTAAGTGTATCGTATAGTGTTTTAAGTTGATTATATTTATTTTCTAATATAGTTGTGTCATTTTTATGTTTTGTAGACCAAAAATCATATAAATTTAATGCTATTTTATGTTTATCAGTATCGTAATGAGAGATTAATCTTCTTTTAGTAGTGAAAATAATATTGCATGTTTCACAATTATAATTCATTTTATTATATATTAAATGTATACTTTAAATAATTTGACAATTGTGTCAAATTATTTGTGAACTTGTTTTTATTTTTTTTATATTTATAATAAAATAAAAATGACACCAAAAAATAGATCTAGTAGATTATTATTGAATACAATAACTGTATTGTTTGTATTATTGGTATTATTATCATTGTATAATATCATGAATAATAGAAGAATGAGTTGTGGTTGTGGATTGACATGTACAGGTACAAATACTTCTTGTCCTTGTGTCAGAAAGAGATTATTAATCAGAAGCAACGAATATTACCAGCCACAAATAGGAACAGATTTTACCACATATTTAGATCAAGTGAGAGCAAATCAATTAAAATTTTCGAGAGGATAAATATAAATAACTAATTATAAATAATTAAATTTAAAATATTTATTTTATGATATATAATATAGACAAATAGATATACAATGTTTTTTCATGATTTAAATGATGAAGAAACTTCTAAATGTATAAGTGATTTTATTAAATTAAAAGATCATATTGCTAAAAAAGTTCCAGGTGATGCCCCATATTATGATGAAAACAAATGCAAATCTGTAAATGATGAAGATGATTGTATAAAACGATTAGGTGAAATATATATTGGAGAGATTATATATTATCTACAACTTATTAATATAATGAAACAGTTTAATAACAACTATGACAAAAAAATTATATCTTTAAAAATGAAAGGCAAATATAAAACAGAATTTGGAATAATACAAATATATGAAAATTGTATAAATAATTTAATAATATTGTCTAAAGAATTTATATTTAATTTTTCACTAAAAAATAAAAATACAAATGTTAATAATATAAATGAATTTGAAATATTCAATTATATTCCAGGTCATAAAGATAAAATATTTTTTATTAAAGAAAATAGTTTGACAGTTGATAATGTTAAAACAGAATATATAAATAAAATATATAGTCAATTAAAATCTAATTTCTTGGAGAATATTACTTTAATAAATAAATATTATGAAAATAAGAATTTATATAAATATTATTCTGAGTACTATAAATATTATTATTATTGTAATTCTTATATTTTTTTTGTTGCACCATTTGATAGATTATTTATTAACTCCGATAAAAATATTAATCCAATTGTTATTATACAAAGACCGACTAGAATAGAAGGATCTCTTAAGGAAATTTATGAGAATTTTGACAAATACAAGGATATGTATCCAAATATTAATATACTTAACACATTGAAAACAACATATTATAATATTATAAATTTCACAAAAACTATAAATCCTTTATCATATTGTAGTATATCGAATAAAGATATTACTAAAAAAATAAATTACTATAACTTTGATAAAGAAATAGAAATTAATGAAAAAAAAATAACAACAAATAAATTGCAACTTGTTGATATTGAGGATAAATATAGAAATTCAGAAATTGGTAGTAAAGAAAACGAAGAATATAGAAAAAAAATATCTGATATTAATACTGATATTACAATAAGACAAAATCATATAAAAACGTTGAATGATGAAATGAATATGGGTAGTATAAGAAATGTGGAATATCTATTACACAAAAGCAATTTAGACGATAATATTAAAACACAAACAAATATGATATTGAATGAATTATTAAAAATATGTAATGATTATTACAATAAAGAAGGTGAAATTAATAATAATATATATTGTATAAATGTTGAAAAAATAATTGAAAATATAAAAGAAGTTGGTGTAAAACAATATATTAAAATAGTAACAGACAGTACAAACAATGACTACAAAAAATATATAAGTGGAATAGAAGAATTATATGAAATAATTAAAAAATTAAATATTAAACCTTTATCTAAATATTATTTTCAATATAAATCTGATAATGTTCTAATTGATAAATTGATAGAATTATTCAATAAATTTATTGAAGATGATTCAATATCATATAAGAAACATAGTAATAGAAATTATATGTCTTATTTTATAATATATTTATTTATTATGTTTCTTATACCAATTAGATATGATATAAATATAAAAAATTTACCTGTTTTATCAATGATAAAACAATTTAAACAATTATTTAAATCAAAAGAAGAAAAATCAAAAGAAGAAAAATCAAAAGAAGAAAAACCAAAAGAAGAAAAACCAAAAGAAGAAAAACCAAAAGAAGAAAAACCAAAAGAAGAAAAACCAAAAGAAGAAAAACCAAAAGAAGAAAAACCAAAAGAAGAAAAACCATCAGTAATAAATAAATTTAGTAAAGTTCAATATAGAATAAAAGCAAATGAATTAAGTAAAATCGAAAAAGATGATATTGTTAGAATAGCACATGCTGTATTAGAATTATGTGATGATTATAATACACAAGAAAATCAAATTGAATGTAACAATTTACAAAATTATACAAATCATATTAATATAAATGAAAAAATATATGAAATAAACAATGATTTGGTTGATAAGGATCATAATATATTATTTAGTAAAGAAAATGGTAACGAATTAAAAAAAATATTATTAAGCAATGATACTCTGAAAGATATTTATGAAAGATATATGGGAAAGAGTGGAACTGATATTATTGAATTGTTCTATAAAGTAAAAACTAAAATATCGGAATATGAAAAAAGTGATAATTCAATCATAAATATTTTTAAAATTATACTATTATATTTATATATAATTTCAAATGATATTAGAAAAAAAGAAGAAGAACAAGAACCACAACCAGAACAAGAAGAACAAGAAGAAGAACAAGAACCACAACCTGAACCACAACCTGAACCACAACCTGAACCACAACCACAACCACAATCACATCCACAATCACAACCACTAGAAAAAAATAAATTTCATATAAATAAATACAAGAAAATTAAATTAGATGAAGATGATAAAACAAATATAAGAAAAATAGCAGATACAATATTAGAATTGTGTAATGATTATGATACAAATAAAGATTATGATGATAACAATGATATTATCCAATGTACAAATTTACAAGAATATGCTAATACATTAGATGAAATTGATATTGATACAATTGTGCATCATAAAAATATATTTGTCGACAGTAACAGTATAATTAATGATAAAATAAATATAATTAAAAAAGTATTATTAGAAAATGAAAAATTAGTAATTATATATAATAGTTATATAAATAAAAACAAAGATAATCTTATTAAAATACAAACTATATTACAATCAGTATTTTCTCAATTAGTAGTGATAAATAAAACTGATGATGAAGACAAAACTATTTTCAATATATTAAAATTGGTTCTTGTTTTTATTTATATAATTAAAACAGATATAATAAGAAAACAACAAAAAAGCAACATAGAAGCTTTACATTCTTTATTTAATTCAAGTCATTTATTTGATTATGATATTGATTATATGTTTAGAGAAATGTTAGAATTATGTGATGATTATAATAAGGTTAGTATGTCATGTTCTAATATAGATAATATAGTGAATATGACAAGAGATAATTTATATTTATTAGATAGTGAAAATGTTCACAATGAACAATATATACAACTAATAAACAGTCTATATAAATTAATAAAAAAACATAATTTGGGATCATTCAAACGTATGTATTTAAAATATTATTACAACACAGATAAAAAATATATCAATGATTTATTGATAGAATTTACAAGAATGATAAATGATAAATCTATATCATATGATATCAATGGTGATAAATATGAATTATCTTTGAAAGTTTTATATTTATTCATTCTGTTTTTAATTCCAATAAAATATAATATAAAAATAGATGATATGATATCTGAAAGAGTGAAGAATATATTTTATAAATATACCAATAAAATAAAGTCATATTTTAAAAAAGATATACAAGAGATAAATAAATTAAACACAGGATGTCTAAACGAAGAAATTAATAATATATACATACCAAAATGTGTACAAGATAACAATTATTTAAGAAAATTAAAGAAAAAAACACATCCAGATCTTATTACAAACAAATATAAAATAAATATGAATGATACTCAGTTTGAACCATGTAAAAATGTAATGAATGACATGACAGTTAAATTGGATAACAATCATAATAAACGTGATTATTATGATCATATATATCAACAGAATATTGATAATAAATTATTTAAACAAATAATTGACAACAATCCATTAAAAATAAATCAGATAAATACGACATATGGTTGTTTATATGATCAATATATAAAAAATAGAGATGATTATAATAAAGAAATATCATCTTTAAAAGAATACAAATATATTATTGATCAAAAAGATCAAAAAGAACAAAAAGATCAAAAAGAACAAAAAGATCAAAAAGAACAAACAAAACCAGAAAAGGTAATTTTATCGTTGGAATATATGCAGATACCAATCAATGAGTTAAACAGTTTGAATGATAATGACAAAAAAGAAATTAATACGTTAATGAGCGTTCCTCTTAGAGATAATGTTATTAATGATATTATTGATGAAGAAGAAAAAGAAGAACAAGAACCAGAAAGAGAAGAAAAAATTGAAGAAGAACCGGAGAAAATAAGTAGAGAATATATAGATAAATTAGATCGTATTATTGAATTATTAGAAAAATTGATACAATTGTTGGAAGAATTAACCAAAGATGTATAAATACAATAATAATAATCAACAAATTAATAATTCATGTTAAAAATCATTGGTGTTGGTCGTTTCTCTCTGATTTTAATTTGTGATACTTGTTTAATTCCCCAATCATCTGTATATTGGGTTACCCAAATATTTAATTTGTTATTTTGTTCAATGGTTTTAAATTCCGTTGTAACAGCATCAACAATATAAGCAATAACCATCATGGTCATTTTTTGTACATCTTTATAAGTGGATGTGTAAAAACTATCCATAACAGATAATATATTTTCATCAGAAACAATAATATTCTTTCCTTCAGGATGCACTCCTTGTAATCTTCTTGTAACTTCAGAACTAATATTTAATACATTTAATTGACTAAAAAAAGTATAATAACAATCCTCTCTATAATCCTGAGGGATAACTCTTCTAGTAGCCTCAAATTCATCTGAAAAATATGTTGGGGTATATGGTTTAAAAATAGACATTTTAATTTAATGAAATATTATATAAATAAAAAATATTTTATATTTATTTTTTCACATAAAATAAATATATAAATACAAAACAAATAAATAAAAATAATCAATAGAAGAATGAATAATCAACACAATCAAAATATTCCAACTGTACAATATCCAAATAATATTCAAACTACTCAACCTGTACCAGAGACATCTAATAATACATCAGAAATACAAGAATATTTTAATTATGTTAATGCACATAACAATATGAATTTGAAAAGAATAATTCTTTTCTATAGTAAATATTCTAAAATATGTGAACAATTTATTAACTCACTACATCCAAATTACAAAGTGATATTGAATATGATATCAGTTGACAATCCACAAATAAGAAAAAGATTAATGAACTCAAAATATAAATTGCAATATGTACCTTGTATATTAATGTTATTTGATAATGGTAAAGTGAATATGCATAATGGCAATGAATTATTATCATTGGTTACATTTTTAAACAAGAATATGGAAGCATATATGGTAATAAAAACAAATGAAAATATAGCAAAACGCAAAATGGCATTAAATGGTAGAACACCAATAATGGCTAATTCATCTGACGCAAATAAAATGTCACAAATGGATGAAATAGTCAACTTGCCACAAAATAAAAAATTGAAAGAAAGTAAAATGAGAAATTTACCAAGAATAAAACAACCAATACCAGAAGATTTTAATAAAAGTATGGATGTTGGTATTAGTTCAAGACGAATGATACCAAAAGGAAGAAAAGAACACAAGAAAATGGCACATACTTCATTAACACCATTAGAAACAAATAGAGAATTAGATACAATAGAAGAAGAGAATGAAGATGATACCACAGATGAAGAAGATAATAATATAGAAATGGAAGATGCTGAAATATTAGATAATATCCTTGAAGAACAACAAGATAACACAATAGATCCAATTATTAGTTCAAAGAATAAAAAAGATATTAAAGATATTGCAGCAGAAATGGCAAAAGAAAGAGGTCCAGTAGATGATAAACCAATGATGAAGAATTTCTAATTATATTATTTAGATTTTCCACATAATGTTTGATAAACAATATCAAGATCTTTCATGAGTTTTAATAAAAAAGTGTCATTGAGAGCTGTTTTTTTGCTTGAATCAAAGTATTCGGAATCTATCGAATTTTTTTTATTGTTATTAAGTACTTCTTTCAAGTCATCGATAATAACAGTGTTATTTTGATTGAATAATTTATCTTTTGAAATGTATAGATAACGCAAATCTTTCATAGTTTTTGGGTTTACAACATCCATTGATTCTTTACAATGTGTATCATAAAGAAATCCTCTTAGTTTTCTGTTTTTTTTTCCTTTTGTAACAAATTTCTGTATTATCTCTTTCGCATAATCTTTAGAAGCTGCTGTCCAAACAGATACATGAAAACGAGGAAATATATAATTCAAGAAATCTTCTAAATAAGGACGATCAAGGGTATAATACATTCCATCACAAACAGGTGTAAATTTAACAGAATGATCTATTTTACGTTTACCATATTCTTCTTTTGTTAATGAACTGATTATTGTATTATCTAAATCTAATACGATATTGAAATTGACTTTATTGATTTTATTTGTATTTTTACATTTAGAACCAAGTAAAGATTTAGATAAAGATTTTCTTGATTTTTTACTCATTTTCCTGATTTTGCTTTTACTAAAAGATTTGTTATTACTTTTAGATTTTGGTGTATGTCTTTTGCATTTAGATTTTGAACTGCAAGATTTCTTGGTTTTCATCCTATCAATTCTATTTTTGTATTTTTATATTTGTAAATATAAAAATATCAAATTATTTTTGTTTCAATGTGAAAGTGAATTTATATTTTTTATGAATAGTGCAATTACTTTTAACCATTTCCATATCATGTCAATATTATCTTCAAATATATCATATTTATTACTTAAATAATTAAATGAGAATACATCTAGTTTACATACATTATATTCTTCATTTAAATATTGATGATAATTATCCAATAGTTTCAATTGATATTTCAAGTAGAAATCATCTTGAATGAATATTTTCTCAATATTCATATTATTATCTAATATTTTATAAAGTGATGTATCAGGTAATTGGTGTGCAATAATTCTTTGCATAAATAAATCATTGTATTTGGGAAATACCTCAAGCATATCATCTGTAAATGTAATAAATGCTTCTTTCAATTTTCTTACCAATATCAAATATTTATCTTGTTTATTATAGTTTTCAAATATATCCATTATTTTATTATTGAATATATTACAATTTAAACTATTTTATGAAAGATCAATAAATACTGAATTATACTTTTTTATTCTCAATTTGTTTTGCTACTGGTTTATTCTCAATTGGTTTCACTACTGGTTTACTCTCAATTGGTTTTGCTATTGGTTTACTCTCAATTGGTTTTGCTACTGGTTTACTCTCAATTGATTTTGCGAATGGTACAGATATAGTATTAGTTTGTCCAGTAATAATGGTTTGTTTTTCATAGTACAATAAATAATAAATAATACATCCAATGAATAGTGATATAATTATGTAAATAAAATCAAAATATGTATTATTAACGATACTACAAACACTATTACTATTATCATTTTCTTTTTTAAAGAATACATTTGTATTTTTAATATCCGTTGGCACAACAGTAGACACATTAGTTACAGGTGATATAGCAGGTAGTACTTCAATAGGAGCAGATGGGGGTGTATAATCTTGATTGCAATAATAAGTAGGAATATCATTCGAATAAGGTATATTTTTGATATTATTGGAAGATATATGATCAGAAACTTTAGCTGCAAAAAATTCTTTATAATTAGGAAGATATTGTATAAAATTACTGCTAATATATGGATACATTTTCCCTCTAATTTCACATTTATTCAATTTATCAATAGATGTATTATAATAACCAGTTACTTTATCCAAAGCATGTCCAGTGAATTTTTGTATTTCTTTATCTTTTTCAGTTTCAACAGCTTCAATTAAAGGATCATTGATAACCATACCAGGAAAATCAGGTAATACTGACATTACATTCTCTTCCAATTGTATTTCGTGAATTCCTCTTTTCATTCTAAAATAACCATTTATACCCCAATCAGTACCCCATGAATTTGCAATCCACCAATATCTTATAAGTTGATCATTTACTGTTTCTTCTCCCCAACCTACTAATCTTACAGCATGTCCACCAATTTCACCACCAGAATTATTACTGTGTGTATATATATTTTTACCATCATAATCATAAAGAAAATCAGGATACAACATCATTCCAACAATAACAGGACCATATTTATATAAATCATACATTAATTTACGTTCTTTTAGTGAGATATCATCATTCTCTTTAGAACACAAATAAGCAGTTTTGCATCTATATTTTCTCATTGGTGTTTTTCCATCCACACATGTATCTAACTCTAATCCTGTAACATTATAACAATATGGTAAATTATTGGTATTTTCAGTTTCACCAACATTTACATTTTTACCATTAACACTGAATTTATCAGGAAAACAAGCAACTTCAGTAACACCATCTGTAAAAAGTGAAGTAGCAGTATCATATAAATTATTACCATTACAAGATCTATCATCGTGCATTTTTCTATCCATTTTCTCTAGTTCTGTTTTATTCTTCCATACTTTTTTAATATCCATATTTTCGAAATCTGATGAACAAATAGTCATTTGATAAGGTGAGGGAACAAATTTTATTTTACCAAGTGATAATATTGCAAATCTATCAGCCAAAACAGCTGAACTTGCATGTGCCCAACAGTTACCACATTTACCTTGGTCTGTAATTGGTGATAAATAATCTTTCCATATTTCTGGACCATTAAATTGTTTAGGCAATTGTATATCTGTTTTAAATCTGATAGCTCTGAATGTTTTCGACAGTTTTGTTACAGATTTATATTGTTTTTTTAACACAAGACCAAATGATTTAAATTCTGATGAACCAGTAACATTATTATATGTTTCAATAACTTTGGGAGATACAATATTAGAAAGAGCTATTTCTCTTCTATCTTGTTCAGTTATAATATTCATATTATCTCTAAAAGGTATTTGTGGTATTCTATTTGAATAATTTTCAATTATAATATTGGGAGATGCTATTTCTCTAAATTCTGTTTTCTTTCTTTTTACATAATCAGATGTGATATCGGTACCAAAACTTTTCCATTGGTAATATTCTTTGTCAAATATATTGTTATGTGTTTTATTGATGAAATTATAACCTTCTGTTTTTGCTGTATTGGTCGGTGTATTGGTATTCAAAATGTTAATTTGATCATGACCACATTGGTATTTTATAAACACATAGAATATAAATACAATAAATATATATACAATTAGATATTTCATTTTATTATTTAATAAAATGAAATAATAATATTTAAATTAATTTTATACACACATTACATCTTTATTTTAATCTAACAAGTATATTTTTAGATCTAGTTATAGCAGTGTACATACAAGTTGGATATACAAGAAATTTTTGATATAATGGCACATCATTATTATGCAGAATGCAATTAGCAATATTATATTCACATATAATTATATTATCAATAGATTGACCTTGTGCTTTATGTACAGTTGTTGCATATGAATAATTGATACTTGGATCTAATAAATATTCTTTGTGAATATATTTATTCCAAAGTGTTGTTGAGTATTGATTTTTATGTTGTTTAATGCACAATGCACAATCAGGATTACATTCATAACAACTATTGCATACTAATGTACATTCATCTTTATTGCACATATCAATATGATGCATACAAGTATCTGAAATATCACATTTATGACACACATGTTTTTTTATTTTCTCATCACAATTATCTGTACATTTATGCAATGTATACATATCAGTATTCAACTTGATCAATTGTTTTTCCATTTTCAATAGATTTTTTATATGTTCATAATATTTATCATTGAAAGAAAAAAATAGTGAAATAGTTCCTTCAAATACAAAAAATACAATACTTACAGAAATATGTTTACCCTTTATATACACAGATGTATCAATGATTTTGATTATTTTTATACAACTGCTTGTATATAAACACATTTGATTATCTTTATTATGGATATCTCTAAAAGTATCCGTGATTGTTTCCAAGTATTCTTTATTTGTTGATTTAATATCAACCGATAAATTATTTTCAATCAATTTGTTGAATATATAATTAAAATGCAATTTATCATTATTCTCAAAACAAGTTTCAAGTAAAATTAATTGTTTTGTGTTTAATTTAGGTAATGTCATATAGTTTGTTACAAGTAACATTTCATATTCCACATATTTATCATTAATGTTTCCATATAAATGTGACCGCATTAACATATTCATTCTATTCACTTCTTTATTTGAGAAACATAATATTCGTGTATTTTCTAATTTATTATCATATAATTCAACATATTCTATAACTGATTTTATATCTCTTTGATTTTTCAATAAATATTTATCTGTCGGTTGTATATTTTTAATCATTTGCATATTTTGTATTTTTACTTTACCTTCACTAGTTCTTTCAACCAAATCTCTATAAGTTTTATAAAGATCTTGTAATACTGGATTTGATGTTCTCTTAATTGTGGATAATGTGAAACTGCTTTTCAATTTTACAGCAGGACTAAAATCAAGAGTACAATCATTTTCTTTTATATTTTCATTATCATTGGATTTGTCATCATTTAATTTATCATCATCAACAGGTGGCAATTGATATTTATCACCTAAAAATATTACTTTGATCTTCAATATTTTACAAATATATATAACATATTGAAATTCAATATCTTTCATCATTGATGATTCGTCTATAATTAACAATTCACATTCCATCAGTTTGCTAAAATTATTCTCATAATATGTTTTTTCAAATTTATTTCTTTCCTCATCGTTCATATTGTCATATTTATTTTTTCTTTTTCCATTTAATTTTGGTGTAAATTTGTATTTAATTCCTTTTTTGGTTTTATTTTCGGTTATATTGCTTTTGCTTGGTAAAAATACTATATTATGATTGTCATCTCTGCACTGAAGGAATTTTAAAAGTGAATGTATTGTTTTAATGAATTTGTTCTTATTGAATATATTCAACAATAAATTATTAATATGTTTTATATACAATTTGTTTAATAACGTTACATCACAATGATTTTCAATAAAATCAGCTATACTATTTTTAATTTGCTTTATTTGTTCTTCTGTCATACGTTCTATTTCTTTATTATTTTTCATCAATTCAAGAACATCCTTTCTTAAATTAATAGCGAAACATTCTATATTATTAAGATATTGTAAAACCAGAATTTTATCATTGATTTTATAATTATCATTATCACATAAAACAATATTGACAGTGATATCTGATATGAACATATTGATTTTTTCAATAAATAAATTGAAAGTGATATTGTTGTAACTATCAAGACTTTGTTCCAATACTCTACAAGCATTATTGGTTGTTCCACTCAATATGACTTTATCATACAATAAATGTTTATTTATAAAATAACTAATTGTGAAAGATTTACCAGAACCAGCTGGTCCATATACACCAAAATAACATCTATTATCTTTAATAAATTCTGTTAAATGATCTATTAATTCACTTTGATCTGGTGTTAGTATTATATTATCCATCTTTATAATATTAATATTAAATTTATATAATGATGTGTATATTCAATCCAAAATCAATTTTTATAATATATTATTATAAAAAATATAAAATAAGCAATAATAAACAGAAATAATTTACAACATATTATGTAAAGGAAATCTGGCATATTTAGATTTTGATCTATTACCCTTGGATAAACTCTTTGATCTCAATAGTTCCATGATTTCAGCAGTGAAACCCAATTTAGAAACAGGACTAGCAGCAAATACAATAAGAGTACCAACATGAACCACAAGCAATACACCCAATAAAATATTAACACGATCAAGAGATGATGCAACTGTTTGAACATCACATTTGTCATCGGTGCAAATATTTGCAACATGTGTGATACATACAACTAATATGGTTGTTAAAACAACACCAATAACACCAACATTATTGCTACCAGTAATCATTCCATAAACTGGACTATATACATTCAAGAAATAATGCAATAAATAAACTGCATATAATCCCCACACAACATTTCTCATTTGTTGTACATTATTTTTAACTTCACCAAGGTTATTTGATTGTAAACCTTCAATGGATTTCTGATTTAAATTATATGAAGCAATCCAAAGAGCCAATGCAGCAATTAATAACACTACTTTAGGTCCATCAGACATTAAATTAAAATTACTAAACAATCCAGACATTTTAATAATATATTTTAGTATATAAAAATATAAAAAAATTTTAATAAAAAAAATAATTATAATTATTCAATTAACGGTGATGGAAAATATTTAGTATAATCATTTATTTCAGCACCTGTTTCTAAATATAATTTACGTCTTGTTAAATAATGATTATACAAAGGTCTAAATTCATCTAAAATATCAATTATTATAGGTGTTGTATCTTGTCTTCTAAATATTCTTCCTACGTATTGTTCAATACCTTCTTCAACGTCTGATGCAATGATCAACATATCCAATTTAGGGTGATCAAATCCAACACCTGTTTTACTGAATGTTGATATTAATATTCTACTATCATGATTGAATTTTTTTTGTGTTGAAACAAACATATCTACGTTTTCACCTTTTTCTTTCAAAATGTTTAATATATATTTACTTTGTTCTACTAATTTACATAATACCAATATATTTCGTGTTTTAAAATATCTAATAATATTTACAATAATATTATTTCTTCCATTATTTAAACATTGTGATTTTAATACAGAATTCCAATCCAATTTACCCATTTTATTTATTTTAGTTTCTTTGTCTATTTTTACTGGACCATTTTTACCTGTTTTTAATAAATATACATTGAATGGTCTTCTTAATTTACGTTCAATAATTTCAGGACCAAAAAAATGTTCAAGTATAACACTCATTCCATCTGTTCTATATGGTGTAGCTGTTAAACCTATCATGTATTTTGGTTGAAAATGAAATAAACCTTTTGCCAAATTCTCAGTACATATAGTATGTGCTTCATCAACTATGAGAATACCTATATCTTTAAAATCATCTCTGGATCGTTTAGATACATTCAAACTGTTTATAATGAAAAAGTCATTTGATTTATCCATTTTGCATTTTGTATCCAATATTTGAATATTTGCTTCTGGACACACTTTTTTTATAGAGTAATACCATTGATCAATTAAATTGACACGATGTGCCAATATACATGCTTTATATTTTAAAAGTGATGTTATATATATAGAGAATATAGTTTTACCAAAACCACAATGAAATGATAATATTACAGATTTAGTTCTATTTAATGTATCAAATACTTCATCTTTGACAATTTCTTGTTTTTCTGTTAATGTACCTATAAATTTATATTCATTGTTACATTTTGGATATTCTTTTTTATCAATTTCTATTTTTAGTTGTTTGCACAATCCACTAACATTATGATAATAATAAGCAAACGGGATATATATATTTTTGTAGAATGGTGTTTCATTGATATCAAATAAATGAAAACTTGGTTTTCGTCCAAAATCTGTTTCTTGATAATCAATAGTTAAATCTGCAATTATTTTCTCTCTTTTTTCTATTGTACATTTATTGATATATTCATTGATATTTACTGACATTTTTATTTGTTATAATTGTATAATTTATATTAAAATCATTTTTTATTTTTTGTATTGATATTATTATAAATATAACTTCAAATGTCAATAAATTTATCAGAATTATCTTTGAAAATTAATCAATATACTCTGATTGTTTCAGGTATAATCATGATTGGATATCTTGTCTCAAGATCTGTTATAAAAGCTGTTGGTAATAATAATGGTTCTAATTGTCCACACATTGCAGGTCCTATTATTGCATGTATAATGTATGGTATATCATTTATTTTACTTGGTGCTATTACTTGGCAATCAAGAAACAATATTGGTAAATTTAGACTGGGTATATCTGTTTTATTAACTGCTCTTGTATTTGGTTCTTTTATTGCATATATACCTTTTATAATATCTATTAATGATAAATCCAGCACTGAATGTGTAAAAGAAGCTAATAAAGAGGCTATTGATTATATGGAATTAATCATGGTTGGATTATTAAGCATATTCTTGATCAGTGCTCCATTCACAACACAACTTACAAGTGATCAAGTAAGCAAATAAGATATATATAATAAATTTTTTTATTTTTTTATTTTTTTTATTTTTTTTATATTATATTAATAAATATATAAAATGTTCTCTTCAAAATCATTTGGATCTAAAAAAGGAAATACTTTAGCAGTTATTGTTGCTGTTCTGTTTGTGTTAGTTACCCTTCCTGTCACTTGGAAATTAGTTGGTGATACTTTAGCTATGGTTGGATTACCAACTGAAGTAAAGGAAGTTACAGATAACGAAGGAAACACTTGTCAAAATATACCTTTTTTATTAACTGTTGTTCATGCTCTTGTTCTTGGTTTATTGACTGTTGTTGTCTTGAATTGGTACAAAATCAGATAAATATATATTTTAATATTTTCATTTGTTTTATGTTTTATGTTTTAAAACATAAAAATTGATATTTATTGATCTTATATGTGAATACATTTAACATTATTTAAAAGATTATATTAGATTATAACAATCAACTTCTTACTGAATATATCCTTTATAATAAAATGTCAAGTGTTTCAAATACATGCATATATATTTTGAAAAAGGGAAAAAATAAAGGTGAATTGTGTGGTATTAAATGTCACAATAATACATCACTGTGCAAGAAACATTCTGTTGATATTCCTGATGTATCATTAATAGATAATTCAAATGAAAATACTGATAAAACAGTTGAAATAAACGACAAACAAGAACCCAAAGAAAAGAAAGATCCCAAAGAAAAGAAAGAACCCAAAGAAAAGAAAGAACCCAAAGAAAAGAAAGAGCCCAAAGAAAAGAAAGAACCCAAAGAAAAGAAAGAACCAAAAATATCAAAAGATAAAAAGAAGGAACCTATATTAGATACTTCTATAAAAGTAAATATATTTGAGAAAAAGAAGATACAAGCTAAAAGAAATGAACATAGTAACTATGTTTTATCTAACAATTTGGTTGTTCATCCAGTTGACAAAATGATTATCGGAAGACAAGATAAAGATAAAGTTGTTGAATTATCAATAGAAGATATCGAATATTGTAAAGAGAACGGTTTTAGATATTTACAACCATCTGTTATGTATTTTATGGATAATGAAGTAGAAAAAAAAGAAGTGGATTTGTTAAAACATATGTTAAAATCGATTAATAAACAAGAAAATACAAATGAAGGAGACAGTGATGATGATTTGGATGATGACAATATTGAAGAAGTTGATAGCGAAGAAGAAAATTAATGTTTTCTTTTGAATAAAGGATTTAGTTTATCATTTATGATTTTATTGAATGATTTATTTAATTCCTTTACATAAGGATCACATAATTGCATTACAGTATATCCACTTCCATCATCTTTATCTTTTTCATAATATCTTTTGCTTTTCATTCTTTCTAATTGTGGTGAATTTATATTTTGTATTATTTCATGTGCATATTTTATATCAAATTTTGTATCATTTGTATTATAGTTCTCTCTTGTTGTTTTATTAAAATTATCAATCCAATCAATTAGTGTATTTTTCGTTGATAAATATTTATCATCATTATTACTGTAGTTTTTATCTGCAAATCCATCTGTTGAATATTTATAATTATTGTTATTTATTGTATAAACATCATATCCATCTCCACTTTTTTTTAGTATTCGAAAAGCAGGAACACCTCCTTTGTATATTTTTCTTAGTCTATCTTCCTTTATTTCATTATTTTCCTTTGTATCTTTTATATCAGCAGTATGTATTTTAATAAATTTACAATTATATTCGTCACGCATATATTTATCTATCACTTCACAAACAACTGGTATTGCCATATGACATGCACCACAACTTTCCCAATAAAAAAATAGAATAATATAATCTTTATTTTCACTTATTTTGTTTTGTTTTAAATCTTTAAAAGAAGTAATACTAGTAATATTATTAAAATCAACCATTGTTTTTAAATAATACAAATATTATTTAAAAACATTTTAAATATAAAAATAAAATAAATTGCAGATTATCTAATTGTATTCTCATACATTATAATAGTATAAAAAGGAAAAAATATTTATGTAATATAGATAATATTAATATAATAGTTACATATGATGAATTTTGCAACACCTGTTTTGAAGATGTTACATGAAAATATATGTTTAGATTCTAAAAAAGGTCCATTAGAAAGTACACATGAAGTAATTACCAGATTGAAATTCATATCAATGGTAAAAAGAGACGAGAAAATCAACGTTAAAAGTATGTACATTCAACCTAAAAACATGTTTACATCTATTTCTCGTTTATTTAATCAAGAAAGTAGAGATACTACATTAAATTTTTTAACAATGACTTTTAATAGAGTATTCGAGATAATTACATACTATACATACACTCAAAAACCAATAGACAAAATAACAATAATGAGTATATTGAATGATTTAAATCTATCAATAAACGGTTTAAATAATTTACAACATACTTATTCAGATGATAGATTATTTGTATGTCATATTCAAACATTGATTGAAATGATTAGTTCAAAAATAAGAGAAGTGAAGGAATATAAACCAGAATTATTTAGCGATTACAATAATTTTAATAATACTAATATACCAGTGAAAAATAATGAAATGCATGATATTAGTGATCTGTGATAGTGTTATCATTAATAGTTTGATATATATACCATCCTAACATATAATATTTCATATCATTATCTTGAATATTAATTTCTCTCTTTTGTTTATCTGAATATCTGTTGAATAAATAGATAATATCTGATCCTAACTCAACATTGTCTATTGTATTATTATTCCATTTATCTGCAATGTTCAAAAGAAATAAATGTATATCTTTATGTGTGTCTTTTTTCATAGTATCATTTCCGGTCAAACTATTGTGACATAAATGATAGAACCAGCATAGAAAATCATATATATATTGAAGTGTTTCTATAATCATTTTAATAAATAATCTTTGATTGACAGTATCATTGACAGATTTATTAATTATATCTTGTAAGGACATGATAATATATTGAAACGTGTATTGGAAAATATTATTAATATAATATTTTTTTTATGTTGATAATAAAAAAATAAAAAAAAATATTATCTTTATATTATAACAAAAAATGTCCTATCTTGTTCAAAACTATTTTAACAACTTTCAAGTTCGTAATCCTATTTTGAAGAATCCTACTAGTTATAGTCCACCTCTCACTTTAACTAAGGTTCGTCCTTCACAACTTGCTACTGGTACTGCTCCTGCTGAGAGATTATTGGTCAATGTTAATGATCTCAGTGGTGGTGCACTTCGTGTAACTCCTCTTCATGCTGTTAATTACTATTTGCCTTCTGCTAACCAACTTATTGGTTGGTTAGGTACCAGAAACAGTGGTCAAATATCATCTCCTGCTGTCAGTACTTCTGTTCAACAAGGTGATATTTTGATGATCCCTGTTATTAACAATGCTTTAACTGGATGCAATATCGTTCCTGGTGAAAATGTAACTGGTACTGCTGATAGCACTGGTGCATTATATGTTCATCCTCGTTCATCTGCTACTAATAAATATGGTAGTGTTTCAACTTTAGTTATTGATTTTAAGACTGTTATTAACAGTTCAAGTGGTTACAGTGGTGCTTATAACATCTATGGTTTAACTGGTTGCAATTTATAAACATCTGTTTATTAAAATATTTAATCGTTTAAACACTGAAACATCAAAATATTGGGATTTATATAAAAGTTGTTAAATATATATTATATATTTTTTATTGTTCAATTAATAAAAAATATCATTTTAAACACTTCACTTTAATGTAATACAAATATAAAAATAAATAATACATCTATATAAAATGACTGAAATACATGTAGATATTGTAACATTAAATGATAAACTATGTGATACATTCATAGATATGATCAATAATAATATAATATCTGAAGAAAACAAGAAACACTTGTGTAAAGCTATCCATCAAACTCTTTTGGATAATTATAAATCAAATTTGAAAAAATACAATACAATACAAGATAAAGAAGTGGATATTTCATATATAAAAATAGGTAAAATATTTGAATTGTTACATGGATGTTATAGTGATTACAATATTGATAACGTAAAGAATGTTTGTTATTTGTTTCATAAAAATAAATATTCAACAAAATCAAAAGAAATAACAATAACAACAACAACATGTAAAAGAATAGATTTATTTAAACGAACTGTTAATTCTTTCATTGAATGTTGTACTGATTTGGAATTAGTAAAAGAATGGATTACTATTGATGATAATTCAAGTGAAAAGGATATCAATGAAATGAAAGAATTATATCCTTTTATAACATTTATTGAAAAAAAAGAAAATCAAAGAGGACACGTGAATAGCATGAATATGTTGAAAAAGATGATATCAACCAAATATATTTTTAATCTAGAAGATGATTGGGAATTTATATATAAAGATAATTATTTAACAAGATGTTTGGAAATTATTAAATTAAAACCACAATATGGTCAATGTCTTATTAATAAAAACTATGGTGAAGGTGAAAGATGTTTTGAAACAGTTGGAGGTATTTTAAAGTCATATATAAAGGAAGATTTTGTTCAACAATTTTATTTTGAACATCAATATATCCCAGAAAATAGAGCAATGCAAATGGAATTAGAAAAGTATGCATTTATCAGACCAAAGACACAATATGGTAGTCAATATTATTGGCCACATTTTTCATTGAGAGTAGGTTTAACTAAAATGTCTGTATTGGATGAATTAGGTGATTTTGAAAGTGTTCCTCATTTTGAAATGAATTATGCCAATAAATATAATAATAAAAATTATATAACCACATTTCTTGAGAGTGTATACTGTTCTCATATTGGTCGAAGAACTTATGAAAGATTTGATAAATCCAAACCCAATGCATATGAATTGAATAAAGTCAACCAATTTGGCGGAGTACAAAATATTTGTAATAATAAAATAGAGAATAATATAAATAATAAAGAGAATGAATTATTGGAAAATGCAGTAACTACTAATAATACAGAAAATGCAGTAACTACTAATAATACAGAAAATGCAGTAACTACTAATAATACAGAAAATGCAGAAACAATAATAAGTAAAGATATTAATCTAAATGATATATTCAAAACATTTGTGGTAAATTTAAAAAGAAGACCAGATAGATTAAATGATTTTTATAATAAGAACAAACATTTATTAACATTTCTGGACATTGAAGTAGAAGAAGCTGTAGATGGTGAACAATTAGATTTAAATCAAAAGATGCGTAAAATATTTCATACATCAGATACAATGTTCAGAAGAGGTATAATGGGATGTGCATTTAGTCATATGAAATTGTGGGGTAAATTAGCAAATGATAAAACACACAGTATGTATTTGGTGTTAGAAGATGATGTTGAAATGGCTAATTCATCTGAAATGTTTTTAAAATACATTACAACCAATTTATTTAATAAAATACAAGATTGGGATATATTATTTCTAGGATATCATTTGAAAAAACACAATAAAGATAATTCAATAGTAATTCAGAAATTAAATCCAGATCAGTTCATGGAACATTCATATGGAGGTACATTCAGTTATTTAATTAATAAGAGAGGAGCTGTAAAATTATTATCTAATCTGATGTCTAATGGAATGAATTATGCAATTGATTGGGATATGTGCAGACTGGAATGTATGAATAATTATTACATATATCCATTACTTGGTTATTCTGAAATGGCAAATAATCAACCATCAAATGATAGTGATATACAAAAATCACATAACAGAATTAATTCAAGTGTACATGATTGGATATTAGACGATATTAATAAAATGATGGAATTAACAGATAATAAAGGAATATTATATTTTGAGAAAGATAATTGGAATAAGTTTATATATGATAAATATAAGTTTGATGTAAATTCAAATATTATAGTATCAAGTAGTTTAGTAAATAAAAATTTACTATTCACAAATATTTGTTTTACACAAATATGGTATGATAATACAAAACAAATACAAGATTTATTAACTATGATATTGGAAGAAAATATACCATTGTATTTTTATACTATATATGAAAGATATTTAGTAACAGTTCCTGAAAGTTTTTACAATAGATTTAATGAAATGAAACAACACTTTACTTTCATAAATAAATTGGATTTTGATTATGTAATTTAAATCATATTATTATATAAATAGCAAAAATGAATAAAAATAATTCATAAATTATTATCTAAATATGTTTAAATGATTGTTATTATAAAATAAAAATATAAATAATACACTATTAAAATGGAAGGAAATTATAAAGTATTTAGTCATATATGTGAATTTGTGAATGATCTTTCTGATTTATATGGTAAACAACAACATTCATTAATGCTTTATAAACATTTATTGGATAAAACTAAAATAACACATAAAGATGCAATTAGAAAACATATTGGATGTTTTAGTGATTTTTTGAAGAAGAATAAAGATGCTATTATGGAAAAAAATCCACAATTATTAAAATTGGAAAATATTGTATATTCACAGAAAGTAAAAATTCAAATGGATGAAATATTTAAAATGGCCGATGATGATTCTAAGAAGGCTATTTGGAGTCATTTATTAGTTCTATATAATGATTATGATCCTAACAACGAAACAGTATCTTTATTAAAAAAAACATTAAAACCAACACAAAAAGAAGAAAATTTTATATCAGAGATTATAGATAAAATTGAGAAGAATGTTGATCCTAATGCTGACCCATTAACAGCTGTAATGACATTAATGAATTCTGGTGTTATAAATGAAGTTATTTCTAAAGTTAGCAATGGATTTCAAGATGGCACTATAGATATCAATAGACTTATGGGTAATGTGAAAGATACAATGAGTAGTTCAGGAATTGATGTTAATAATCTTGCCAAGAATTTATCATCAACCTTAAATAGCAATGGTATCGATTTACAAAATGTTGTTGGATCTGTATCTGAAATGTTAAAACAACCAAATAATCAATCTTCCTCTTCTTCCTCTTCTCAATGATAAATTATTATGTATAGTATTTGATCTATAACAAATCTAAATTATTTTAAAAAAGATGTTTTTAAAATAATAATATATATAACAAGAAATGTCATTCACTTACACTGAATATAATTATGTAGGTTATGATTATCCTACTAATACTTTTAATAAATATCAAGATAAAATAAAAGAACATATAAGTGAACTTATTAGAATTGAAAAAAACAATAATAATAGAGTATATGTTAATAATATGTTGATTAAAATAGTAATGGATATATTAAAAGAAGGATATTCTCCTTTCATATTTTTCAATGAAGAATATATTATAAATAAATTAAAATTAATTAGATTAAATGATATAATTAACAAATCTATTGAATGGATTAATAGATACAAATTATGCACATGTAATGTATTTAATTTTTGTTATTATTCAATAGATCCAAGTTATGATAGAAATATGATATACAGTATCATAAAAAATAATATTATAGAATATGGAATAATACCAAGATGTAAATATTTATTATTGAGTTTTCAATATTATATACAAGAGAAAAGGGTAGGCACAATACAAGAAGTTGCTGATTATGAAATATTATTAAATGAAATAGAAACAGATCCAGAAGAATTTCATAATAAATATAAACATAAATTACCAACACAAAATCTATCTAATTTAATTGAAAAAACAATGAATGATGAATTATTCGAGAAAGAACAACCTTGTTGTGGTATTTGTCAATATGATATTGAACCCTCTCAAAATTATTATGAATTACCATGTGGTCATAAATATCATGTAAAAGATGAAGAATGTTTAGAATTATCGACTATTGTATGTTGGTTAAAAACTAATAAATTGTGTCCATTATGCAAAAAAGAAGTGATATTATAACTTATATAAAAAAATGATTTATGTAATATATTTGATGGTATAGTATTACACTTATATACTTATAATAAAATGAGTAATAAGATTAATAAATATTCAATTCATAATGTCAAAAGCAAAAATGTTATCGAAGACATAGAAGATGTGGAGAATATTGAAGATGAATCAGATGAATCAGATGAAGAAGTTGATGACATTGAAGAAATAGAAGAAGTAGATGATCTGGACGATATAGAAGAAGACGATATTAATGATATTGAAGAAGTGGAAGAAATTGATGAAATAGAAGATGAAGAAGAATTAGAGGATATTGACGATACGATTGATGATACTATAGAAACAGATATTGTAGAAGATAATATTGTTGATATATTGTTGGAAGATTGTGAAACAAAACCACAAAAATTAATAAAAAGAAGAAAATATATGTTTGGTCATAAATTAATACAAAGTATTGGTAAACATTCCATTGTATTACCAGTATCTTCAAATACAAAATTGGGAACATTGCGTGAAAATAATAGAAATATATTTGGATCATTATTAATCCATAATACAAAAGAATTGAACGACAAAGATTTAAAAGTTATTGAAAGTAACATTTATAATGTATGTATAAGATTGTATAAAAATAAACATAATGTTAAAACAATATATGAACAAAATATTGAAGAAGATGAGTTCATTCAGAATTATTTAAACATATCATATGAAATATATAATAAACTTGCGATAATATTAAATAATGTGAGTACAGATATGAAAGAAGTACAGAAAAATGCAATTGTATCTATATATAAAGAATTAGAGAGAAATAATGTATTATTCGATGCAAATGAATTCTCTGGATGTAAATTCAAAGAATATAAACAATTTAAATATTTAACAGAACCATTACAAGTATGTGAAGGTATACATACTTGTTCTAAATGTAAAAGTAAAAAAACGTACTCGTATCAATTACAAACACGATCAAGTGATGAACCAATGACAAATTTTGTTACATGTGTCGAATGTGGAAATAAGTGGAAATTTTGTTAAATATACAGTATAAAAGATATATAATATAAAATAAAACATGTAAAAGAATGAAATAAAGAATACATATTTTTATACAATTTGTATAAAAATATAAAGAATATTTGATAAATATTAAATATATTGTTTTTGTTTTATAAATGAGTAATTTTGATTATGATCAGCCTTTATTGAGAAAAAAGAAAAAAGTATCTACAGCAATTGATCAATATGTAGTTAATCAATCAATACAGAACAGATCAAAACACAAAAGATTTCGTGAAACTGAAATAATTAAACAAGAACAACTGTTAAAACAACCAAATATAACAGATATATCAAAAAAACATATGGATTTTGACAGTACTTATAGAAATAGAAATATGTATCCTAATCCATGTGATTATAATGTTCCTGTATATAGTGCTAATAATGTATTTTTTAGTAATTATTATCAGAATTTTACAGATTTAATTGATGATGCAACACCAATATCCAATTCATCAAAACCAGCAAATGATAATGTTACTGGTTATAGTACAAATGAATTACAAATACAGTTAGATAGTGCTGAAAGTAATATACCTAATTATTATGTAAATACAACAATAGAAATAGATGGAGATTTTAGAAATGTTGTTTCTTATGACAATACAACTAAAATAGTAACAATAGATAGACCTTTTGTGGCAATACCTCCACCAGGTAGACCTTATATATTTAGAAAATTCTCTAATTTTTATACTGCAAATGTATTGCCAATCAATGTCACATATTTACCTGGACAAACAACACCAATTATAAATCAATTAACAACTGATACATCAGTAAGTCAATTGAGTATATTATCTTCAAATTTTACAATATCCAAAGAATTATATTTAAACAGTATTATTCGTTTTCTAAATGGTCCTCATCAAGAGAAAACATCATCTATTACATCATTTGAACAAATTGTGCCAGATGAAGGATGGGTCCAACCTTACTACGGTAGTACTAATATAAACAATCAATCTTCAATGGAATTATTAAGTTATTATGATTCGAAAGGATTATCATTTAATTATAGTGGTGCAAGTTATTACTATATATATTCAGTGACTATCAGAGTATTTTCGTCACAAACAAATAGATTATTATTGTTGGAATTATATACTGGAGATCTCAATATACCTGAAACTATACAATATTACAGAACAAGTACTCAAATCACTGTTGTTCCATATACTGAAACAAATGTAACAGTTACATTACATACACCTGTATTGGTAAGACCACAAAGAACAGTAGGATCTGTTACATATAATGCAGATACTGTAAATATATTTATGCAAGATATTACAGATGGCGGTAATGCAAATGGATTTATGAATGTGATTACATCCAATACATCAACAATAGCAGTAGATTTATTTGGATTTTCAACTATTCCATATTTGGTTTTTGGAGGATATACACAAGATCCTGTCTATCAATTAAATGCTTTTGGTAATAACAGTTTTGTAAGTACAACCACAGAACAAGGTGTTAGAATATACAATTCAGGTTTATCTTTGCCACTTTATTTAATATTGGATACAGATGTTCTTGATACAACTATTAATAGAAGTTTAAGAATAAGAATACGAGAAGGAGAAAATTTAACAAATACTATTGTTTATGATAACACAGTAACTTTAAGTGATACATCGTATGCACCAACTAATGTTACTGTATTTAGTAGTTATGGTTTGTCAAGTTTATTAGATTATACTACTTATTGGTTATATTCAAAGGGAAGTACTTCTCTAGTTAATTTACCAAATGGTTATAATGATCAACATTATGCGTGTTCATATGTAGTTCCTTCTAATATTGATCAAAATAGTTATATCATTGTTACTTTGTCAGGTAATTCTATTACTGGTATTAATGCAGATGATATAAAATTAATAATCAACAATAGTGGTTCATCAACTTCGATATATACAAACTCAGTAACATCGTCACAAAATCCTGGTATTTTTTATGTTTATTTTAAAATAGATAATGTATTGGATACTGCTTTGGTTCCTGAACAAAATTTAGATTTTATATTTGCTATTTCTTCTAATATTAATACTATTACTAATCCTATAGCTAGTTTTAAAATGGAATTGGGTATTTATAATTCATCTTCAAACCAAATTGAATTATATAAATTAGATACACCATTAAATATTAATTCTGTATATACAACATTTATTAATACAAGTACAAGTTCTACATGTTGGTTATATTCTGGTGGTTTCCAATCTCTTTCCGATGGTTATAATCTTCTTTTTCCTGCATCTTATACAATTCCAGGAGATTATCAAAAGTTAGCAATGATGACCTTGACATTTAATGGTTTTACTGATGGTATATTATCTGCCAACGATTTCATATTAAAAATTAATAAGCATGGAGAAAGTACAACATTAAAATCATTTTACAATCCTTCTGTAAACACAATTAATTTTAGTATGAATTTTTATATAACACCCAACGATAATGTTGCATTTAGTTCAGGTCAAGATTTAGATTTTATATTATGCATTAAAACACAATATAATACATTTCGTTATACTCAACTGAATGTAGATTTTAGATATATAGATAATTCATATTATACAGGTTCTTTAGCTTATCTTAATCCAAATAGTTATTATACAGTTACATTCCAAGATACAACAACAAATGCAAATCTAAAAGGTTATATCAATTTAAATGGATATATATCAGCACCAGAAGCAGGAAATGAAAATTCATTAATCTCAACTAATTTTAATGGATTTATACCTTCTCTTCGTATTGATAGTTTGGATGTTATCAATAATATACAAATAACTTCTTGGAATAATTTCAATTCTACAGATTTTACACAAAGTCAACCAATCGCAACATCATATGAACAGTATGTATTATTTGTTTCTGATTTCACTGGCAATTTAAATAATATAACTCTCAACTTGATGGTATATAATTCAACAGATGTAGTACCTCCTGCTGTACCACCAATACCAGCAAGAAATAGAAGATTACAAATAAGAATATATTCGTATACACCTTTTGTATTGTTGAAAAGTTATAGTATTGATATACCATATACTTTGAGTGTAAACAGTACATCATCTCATTATGATATAACATTTAATCTATTATCTGACCCAGCTTATTTATATAATAGCGATGCATATTTATTTTCTGTTCAAGATATAACTAACGATAGTAATTCTTATGGTTATATTTACATATACGGTTCAGATGTTAATTATGATTTTACTCTAAATTATGATATATTTCCTCGTTTTTTTCTTAATAGAAGTGCTGTTGGAACAACTCTAACTATAAATAATTCTATATTAAACCCATTTGCAGCTGTTCCTACTGGTAGTGAAGTGGGTTTTGAATTTATTTTTACAAAAAAGATCGGAGTTATAAATCCATTTATTATAGCATTGAGTTCATTTTCTTCATTAAATATTGCTAATCCAAATTACATAGATGTCCCCAATACTTCATCAAGAATTATCAGAATTAAATATAGATTGGGGTCTGGTGATACTGGTACTATATTATATCAACGTGATTATACAGTTGAAGCACTATTAGAACCATATATAACATCTATTTTTCTTTCAGATTTTAGTCTAAATCTAACAGATGGACAAACATATACATTAACTCTACAGGATGTTACACCTACAGGAAATACATTGGGTTATACTTGGTTTCATGGTATTAATTCTGTTGCACCTTATAATTCATTCAATACATCAATATACCCGATATTATATTTATCACAAGTATTTTATTATGTTAATATATCACCACCAATGCCATTAAGTGGTTTCTTAAACAACGGATTTGATGAAATATCTTTTAACAGTTTAATTAGAGAAAATTACAGACCTTTGAATTTTAGAGGATTACCATTCACGGAAATAAAATATTATGAAATGAGATTGAAACATTTAATTATGCCAAATAAATTGTTGAAAGTTGGTAATGGTGGATATCTTGATAATTATCCATTTTTTTACGTAGAAATATTCAATGATGGTGATAGAACTACATCAAGTATAATGTTTTCTAATAATACAAATTTAAATGTGATATTCAAAGTATATATTGATAAAATATATTATGACCAACCCACTTCTTTCTTTGTTTTAAAAACATATGATGAAAGTGAACAACGACAAATATTTGCTTATAGACCTGATAAAGATACTAGAATACGTATTTTAATGCCTGATGGACAAACTGTTGTCCAGTATGCAGAAAATGATAAATTAAGTCCTTCGTATCCAAATCCATTATTACAGACTAATATATTATTAAGTTTAAGACCAGTTAAAAATTTCAATCCAACAATTTCCAACAATTTTATTGAAATTCAATAATTTTTATTTTAACTATTTTTATAATATTATAATTATAATATTATAAATGACACAACACAGAAATAAAAAAAGTAAAAGGAGTAAAAGTAAAAAGAGTAAAAGAACTGGTAAACACAGATCAGTAGTTTATCCTACAAATAAATCATTAAAAACAATATGTAGAAGTTTATTGAGTAATAAAATAAGTATTAACATGAAAGAATATAAATCAGGAAATAAAAAAATAAAATCACCTTTACAAGCAATTGCAGTTGCTTATAGTCAAATAAAAAAGAAATATCCAGAGTGTTCAAAAAGTTTAAAAAGAACTAGAAAATCTCGCAAATGAAAATCTAATAAATATTATTATTCTTTTTTCTTTTTATCTTCATCGTTACTAATAAATGTGAATTCATTCATATCAACAGTTGGACCTTTCATTTTTTTCTTTGGTGTATAAGAAGCATCATTTATATTTGCTGTTTCTTCTGATACTGTGTTTTTATTATTATTATTCATACCAATATTAGATATATTTGTCATATTATTCATCATGTTCATTAAATTTGCACCTGTTTTATTATAAACAATTTTAGATATAATAAATACAACTGCATTTATAACAACCATGCTCAATAAACGCACTTCAACTGGCCAACTACTTTCTGTTTCAATATATGATTTCTCTCCTAATTCAATCAACAATCTCTCATATGAATTCATGCCCAATAATTGTTGTTCTGTAAAACCTTTCATATCAAATTTAAACCAGGTACCAAATACAAATTCAACTGCCATAAATCCACCAATTAAATATTTTTTATAACTTTCAACTGTTGAATCTAATGATAATCTTCTTACTGTATCATCATATGATTTTTGTAAAGTAACTAGATCTGTATATTCAGAAAATTCAGGTATATTTGCTCCTTTATATGATCGTTTTAATATGTCAAAACGAAACAATAATTCTCTTTTTTTATTCATTTCATCTTCATCTGGTCTTGATACTTTTGAATAATTCAATGGATTTGGTTTATAATTAACATTTCCTTTATCTATTTCAGATAATTTCGGAGGAATATTTTTATTATCTCTTTCATTTCTGTTGCTATCTTTTGAATATTTATCTCTATCTTGTGAATTGCTGCGATCTCTATCTCTAGATCTTGATCTATCACGTTCTCTGTCATAATTACCATTCAATATATTATTTACTTTATCTTCTGTTTGTCTGTCATCTTTTATATAATCATATTTTCTGTATTTATCATTATCATCGTATTTATATCTATCATCTCTATCGTATTTATCATATTTATTATCTCTATCATATTTATCATATTTGTCATATTTATCATATTTATCATCTCTATCATATTTATCATCTCTATCATATTTATCATCTCTATCATATTTATCATCTCTATCATATTTATCGTATTTATCGTATTTATCGTATTTATCGTATTTATCGTATTTGTCTCTATCATCTCTGTCATATTTGTCGTATTTGTCGTATTTTGATTTCTTTTCATATTTATAATCATCGTAATCATCATAATCGTCATATTTATTATACTTTGATTTTTTTCTTTCATATTTATCGTTATAGTCATCGTCGTATTTATCATCTTTGTTGTTATCATCTTTATAATCATCTTTATTGAAATCATATTTACCATATTTATCTTTTGAGTTATTAGAATAATCATAATCAAATCTTTCTTTATTTTCAGATGATGACAATTTTAATTCATTTGCAACATCACTGTAAATCATATCTTCTGTGTTGTTAATATTTACATTATTATTTTCTTCTATAACAGGAGGTACATAATCTTTATTTCTCAAATCAGGTTTAATTTTTTCTTTATTCTCTAATAATTCCAAATACAATATAGGCATAGGAGGAAAATTAGGATATACATCTTTACTTTTTGTTTTTAATGGTACTTTAATTATTTTAATTTTATTATCTTTTTTCATTCTAGATATAAAATAAACTAATTATATATGTATTTTTTATTTAAACAAAAATTTACCTTAAATAAAAAATAGTATTTATAAAAAAATAAATATTACATATACATAATATAATTGTGAAAATGAATTATGTTGATGTAAATTCTATCAATAAAACTTCTTATTTATATCCTCCTCCAAATAATAGTATATTACATAAGTATTATAGTAACAACACAAAAGATAAATATAAATTTGTAAAGAAAAGTTCAAATGAACAGATTAATATAAAGAATGAAAACAAATATGCATATTCAATGATATGGAAAGGTATTCATTATATAAGTAATTTCTTAAATGCATTACCAGGTGAAAACAATGAAACAGAATTTCATTATAGTATGTTTATAAAATGTATAAGTGAACTATTACCAAATGAAGAATATTCAAGACATATGAAAGAATTTATATTAAAATATCCAGTAGACAATCTTAGAACAACAGAAGATAAATTTAAATGGTCATACAAATTACATTCATATATAAATTTTATGAGATTTGTGAAAAATTTAAAATATTATATTTCAAATTATTCTAAAAAACAAGTTGAAACCATATTAAACAATTATTGTATTAGTTTAGAATTTAATAATCAACAAGTGAATACATGTACAACATATATAAATAATAAAATTAAAACATTGATGAATGAAACCACTGATCAGAATGAAGATTATATATTTGTAGAGAATATATCATATACAGAAGCATTGGAAAAATATACAATAACTGATACCAATATAATAACCAAAAATGACTGGGGACCAACTGTATGGATGATGATACATTTTTTTGCTGCCAATTTAAAAAAAAATAAAATTAATCATTATTCAGATTTTATAAAAAGTTTAACGTATGTGATACCTTGTGAAGAATGCAGAAAACATGTAAGAAACAATTTAATAAAACATCCTTTACATATTAATAACAATAGTGATAATAATTCTTTATTCGAATGGAGTTGTAATCTTCACAATATTGTTAATACTCAAATAAATAAACCAGTATATCCATTATGTAAATCATTATTTTACAAATATTTAGACAATTACAATTCAATGTACGAATATGTTTAATTTATAAAATAAGATGCTTATATATTCATTATTTTTTATTAAAGTAATAAAAAATAAATTATAAATAAATTATAAATATGTGTAGATTATATATATATTTTATGGTTGAACAACTTCTTCACTGACAGCAGAATTATCATTGATAAAATGTTGTTGAATATGTTGTTGAAGACCAGGATAAGTTAAAGAAGTATTATCACTGTCAAGTCTTAATAATGTAGATAATTTATCATCACATAAAATTTGACGTCTATCTTCAGGATTTTGAAGTGAATTGCTCTTAATATAATTGCATAAATACTTGGTAACATCAACACGAGAATATAATTGAGATGGATCCCATTGAGTGAATGAAGACATTTCACTTGAAATTTTTACTGGCTTCATAAAACCAGATGAAGTATTCTTGTTACGAACAGTCTTAGTCTTGGTTTTTAATACACGATTTAAATCACCAGTCAAAGTCTTCAATGACTTATTAACAGCCTTTAAAAACTTAACACCCTTATTCTTTTGTTGATCAGTACGTAAACGCAATATTTCTGCTTCAACTTGTTGTTTCAATTGTTCAACATCAGTCTTCAATGTTTCTTGGCTTACAACTTTACGTACACGTTTTTCAGCTGGAACACTTTCAGATGGTTCACTCTTTTCTGATTGTTCAGACACATTTTCTGAACTCTCAGCAGTTGCATCAGATTTCTTTGATGCTCTCTTCTTCTTTTCTGGTTTAGGTGATACTTCACTTTGTTCAGTTCGTTGAACAGTTTCTTGTGACTTCTTCTTAGAAACCTTCTTAGGTTTAGCTTCTTCAACTGATGCTTCAACAACAGGTGCAGATACACCTGGTGAAGTTTCAGAAACAGTTTCCTTTGCACTCTTCTTTGTCTTCTTTGGCTTTTCAACAACTTCAGATACAGGAGCAACTGAAGGAGTTGCAACTGAAGTAGTAGAAACTGGAGCTACAACCTCACTCTTCTTGCTCTTCTTGGTCTTTTCTACAGGTGCAGAAACAACAGTAGCAGCAGGAGTAGTAACAGTAGATTGTTCAGTAGATTTCTTAGGTGCCATTTTAGTTAAAGTATTATATGTTATTTGTTATATAACACTATTCTTTAAACCTTTTTTATTTAAAATAAAGTAATAACACTTTGAATAATAATAATTTGTTATTAATTAATAAAATAATATAAATAAAAGATTTAAAGTTTTTTTGTATAATGTTTATGTTTAATAAAATATACCATGTTATATGATCAACTACAAAAATCATTATCTAATGAAGCAATTACTCAAGTAAAATATCCGAAGAGTAATCTTGATAAAATGTACAAATTAAAAATAAATCAAAAAAAAAATAATATGTACTTTGGTGATTTATACCCATCATATACAGAAATGTTATCGGATATCATTATATATGTTATTCTTGTTTGTAATATTTTGACTGTATTGTTCTTTACTATAGTAAAGGATATTGAAGGTAACATTGTGAAACAACAAATAAATTATTTACTGGACGATATATTCTCATCTGTTAAAAATACAAACGGAACAGAAACACAAACGATAAACACCAATGAGAATAAAAATATAGAAGAAATAAAAAAACTATATAATGTTAATACACCAGAAGAAATAAAAAAATTATATGATGTTAATACACCAGAAGAAATAAAAAAACTAATCCAAGATAATATAAACAACTCAAATATAAAGAATTCAAACAATACAAATCAATTTGATCCAGAATTAATAATTCAAAACTTTCAGAAATATAAACAAGATCTCAAAACATCACTGAAAAACAGTATAAATAATTTGCAGTCAGACAATATCACAGAACAAAAAATAAAGAAGAATAATGATGAAATATTTAAAAAATCAATTATGATCCTTTCAATTGTAAATATAATATGTTTGATATTATTGGCAGTATTATGGTTTTACAATAAATATGATATTGTCTATTATTTGAAGAAAAATATAATATTGTCACTGTTTGTAATTGTTACTGAATTATTATTTCTATATATAATATCAAATAAATATATGTATATTGATAAAAAATATGTTATGATGGAAACAATAAAAAAAATAAATAAAAATTAGATTTTCAAATTACAAATAATGACTACTTTATACAATAACAAAAATTATATATTTTCTATATTTATCAAAGTGTTATACTTGTTTATATTTCTTTCTTGTTTTTTTTACATCATAGTAGAGAAACAAGTGACTAATCATCTTGCTGATAATATATCTAATATGTTATCAGATACTTATAATAAAAATGTAAAAGGTGATGATATAAAAAAATACAACATGTTATTTAATTATTATACAGGCAGTAATCTAAATGATATATCACAATTAGAGGATAAAACAATGAGATATAATAACTTGATATATACATTGAATGTTACATTTATAATATTCTTGGTTATAATACCAATAATTATATATTATGTTGCTACTTTTGTATTTAATAAAAAAATACCAATTGTACAAATATTAATATTCAATGTTATATTATATATATTAGTTGGAGCTATAGAGTATATGTTTTTTATACATATTGCATCTAAATATATACCTGTAACAGATGGTGATATAATAAATGAAATTAAGAATTATTTTTTAAAATAAATGTATTTAAATTTTTATAGTTTAAATTTTTGAATAATTTAGTACCGTTTGTTTCATCATAATAACGTAATTCTAACAATATATCTAATATTAAATCTTGATGATCATATACACTATCTTTTATATATTTGATATTAACAGGGTCTTGTACTTTTCTGATTGTGTTATTATTTAAAGTATCTGTTTGTTTATTCATATTTCCAAGTATATCTAATGTTGTGTACAATATCTTTTTTTCATATTTTGAATATGAATCTCTTTTAATAATAGTATTGTCCATTTCAATAATAAAGAATGAGTATTTTTATAATTATGTTTGTTTAAATTATAAAAATAAATCAATGACAATCAATAATATAAATATACAAATTCAGTAAAACGATCAAAATTGATAACAATATTATTTGGGTCAAAAAAATTATTCTTCAGTAATATATAAACGTTCATTAAATCAGTTATATTATTATTATACCACTTACTATATTCATATCTATTTCTATCTATTATTTGTTTAATATAAATAGAAGTAAAAAAACTTCTGGAATTATTTACAGTGACAGGTATAATATCATCAATATCATCAGTATCGATTAATAAATTCTTATTTATATTATCTATATTATGTATATCTTCATTATTCATATCATTATAAAGAATATCATTAGATAATATATTATTATCAACAGTATACTCTAATTTGCTTTCAATTGTGATATCCATGATTATAAAAAAGTATATAAAAGATTAAAAAATTATAATAATATATTATATTAAATAAATAGTGTAATATTTAAACATCATTAAATAACATCATACACATGTTAAATTTAATATACTGTGTTGATAATTCTGGATTATTTGGTCGAAGAAATACCTTACCTTGGTATTTCAAAGAAGATCTTAAATATTTTAAAGATATAACTATTAATTTTAATAAAATAATTGATGACAATATCATTGTTATGGGTTATAATACTTGGACATCATTAAAATCAAAATTACCAAATAGAATAAATATTCTTATATCTTCAAGATATAATAAAAACAAAGAAAACAAAGAACCAGATTATTGTTACAAGACATTCGATGATTTTATTAATGATTGTAAAAAAGACAAAACGTTTTATAATAGAAATATATTCATAATTGGAGGTAAAAAATTATTATCTTATGCTATTTCTAAATATCATAAATTGATAAAACATGTATTTATTAATATAATACAACATTCCTTTCCACAATTCTTGGATGATGTTATATTTAAAATATATAGTTTTCATAATTTTGAAATATCAAGATTATCTTACAACACAATTTATTGTCAAAATTTAAATGATAGCAAATATTATCATATAGCTTTTAATCAATATATTAATAAAAATTTTGATATTAATTATATTCACAATTTCACTAATCTATCATTAAATCAAAATGAAAATCATAATATAAATAATAAAATTAATGAAAATAAACATGAAAATCACAGACGATATACAATATTAGAAGATGTCCAAGATGTACCATTACATTATTGTAAAGAATGTGATACTATTATAAAACAACCATTATCTTATAGTGATAAATGCAATATTATATGCAATGATTGTCTCAAGAATAAATGTAAATGTTTATTTTGTTAATATAAATGATTTTAAAAAATACTTTATTAAAATAAAAATGAAGATTTATTTTAATAATTTTTGGGATCACAATAAGAATATATGTAAATTTAATTTTTGGAAACATCTTTTCAATAAATTTTATTATTCATTCACCGACAATATAAAAGATGCTGATATTGTTATATATTCTATTTTTTATAATAATAAACCTTTAGAAATACATAAGAATAAAAAGAATATATTTATTACATTTGAACCATTGCATACAAATCTTGAATATTTTGATCTGAATATATCACATGAAATAAATAAAAAAAATACTCACGATTCTAAAAATATTATTTGTTCTCCACAAATGTTACTATCAATATACAATAATGAAATACCAAGAAGTTTATTTTTAAATAATAGACCAATCAGGACTAATATACCAAATAAATTTTGTTGTTTTATTACAAGAGTTGAAAAACCTGAAAGAATACATTTTTTTCATGAATTGTCTAAATACAAACAAGTTGATTCGTTAGGTGAATGTCTTAATAATACTGGTATATATGCTCCACATGATCGTTACGAATTTGAAAAAATGGTATCACAGTATAAATTTATAATTACTTTTGAGAATTGCCAGAAAGATATGTATATAACAGAGAAAATATTACATGGCTATTATTCAATGTCTATACCTATATATTGGGGATCTAAAAATATTCATAATTATTTTAATTCTAACAGTTTTATTTATATAGATAATTATGATCAATCATCTATTTTGAAAGCGATTAATAGAATAATCGAAATTGACAATAATAATGAATTGTATCTTGATATTGTAAATCAACCAGTATTCAGTATTGACATTGATGAACATTTTAATCATATAACTAATAAGATACGTGATAATCTAAAAGAATGATAGATTATTGATTCTTCTTTGGTCTTCCTCTCTTTATTTCAGGTGCTTGTGATATATATCTAAGAGGACTTGATTTGTCTTGTTTTAAAGTATCTATAGTATCTTTTTTATCTGTTTCAATACTTGTCTCTTGTAAATTAATAATTTTATTCATTGTATTTATTGTTTCTTCATTCATTTTTTCCATAGATAAATTTAATTTACATACATCATTATCACACATATTTAAATCTGGTATATTTGAGATATTTGTTGATAACTTAGGTGTCAATACAGGTGTGTTAACAGCAGTAGTAACAGTTGAATGTAAATCATCTAGTTCATCTTTTAATTCATCATTTAATTCATCTTCATTGACTTCATCATCTTCTATTTCAACTATTTTTCTAGTATTTAACTCTTTGTTTATATCCATGTTATTAAATAACTCATCTGGATGTGGCGGTTTTGGATCCATTACTACTTTGAACATTGTTGTTAATGGACCAATCATAGATAAAGTATTCATTAACGGATTAGTAGGTATATTTGATTGGTTATGTGAATTTGTTGTTTGTTTGTTAATCATTTGACTGGTTATCATACTTGAATTCATATTATTGATATTTTGTGGATAAAAATATTCTTTTATTGAATTATCACTTTGACGCATATCTGTTGATTGTTGTTTGTCATTGATGGTTGACACATTATTCAAATAAATTGGATTTGTATTATTTAATATTGAATATATTTTGTTTATATGTTGTATTGTTTGTGCTTCAAACTGTTCGTGTTTTTTTATTGAATTTATATAATTAATTCCATTCATATTTTCTAATTTTGTATTTAAGTCAGTTATTTGCGACTGTAACGTGGAACATTTTTTATGATAATAATAAGCAACCCCTGTTATTACAATTAACTCTGCTGCTATATGACTAATCAGTATTTTATCAACAGACATTTATGCAATTATTATATAATATATTTTATAATTAATTATAAAATATATTTAAACCATATATAAATCATTTTAATTTTTTATTTATAAATTATTATTCATTTCATAGATTATACTTACTTTAATAAAGAAAAACACTTGCCTATTGCCTTGTGACTTTTCATCAATGATTTTTTACCTTGAGCATTAACTCTACCAACAACTTCAGGTATATCATCAAAATCTAGTTCTGGTTGTGATATTGGTAACTGTGTTGACGATTTGGGTGATTTTCTTGGTGATAATGATTTTACTTTTGGTGATTTAATAGGTGATTTGAGATTTCTTTGTACTTGAATAAATCTATCTAATGCATCTTCTTCTTCATCATCACCAACTGGTTGTACTGGTTGTATTGGTTGTATATACTCATCAACATCTTCATCATCATCTGATATATCTGCCCAATTCTTTCCTTTCCATCTACTTTGTCTTTCTTTTTCTTTTTGTATATATAGTCTTGCTTTTTCTTCATCTTCTTTTTTTTTTCTTTCCTCTTCTATTCTTTGTCTTTCATATATTTTTGCCAATCTAACTTGTTCTTCTCTCAGTTTCCTTTCATTTTCTTCTTCTTTTTTTTTTCTTTCCTCTTCTTCTATTCTTTG